GATGCCGATGCCGATGCCGTTGCCGATGCCGATGCCGATGCCGATGCCGTTGCCGTTGCCGATGCCGATGCCGTTGCCGTTGCCGTTGCCGATGCCGTTGCCGTTGCCGTTGCCGTTGCCGATGCCGTTGCCGCGTGGGGCACCAAGCAGTGGAGCGAGACCTGCAACCGCGTCTACGCCGAGGTCAAGGCACACATCGAGGCCACCTATGCGCCGGTGGCGGAGCAGGTTCAGGACTCGGCGCTCCAGCTTTTTCACGCAATGGTCAGGCCCGCGACCGACTGAGCCTCCTCCAACGGGAGGGGGTGCCAGGTCCCCCGGCCCGGCACGGGGAGCCCACGGGGAAGGGGCGACACCCGAGGGCTCCCCACCAAAACTGAACAGCTTCCGGGCCAGATGCCCGGAGGAAGGCCCGGCCGGGATCCCGTCGCATCGATCCCTCACCGGCCGGGCCACCAAAGCGAAAGCCCCAGGCGCTCGCAACGCCCAGGGCTCCGAAAAACCGATCAAGGAAAGGACTGAGCTTCCCATGACCGAAACCAAGGCTACCGAATACGCCGCCGGGCTGCGATCCCTCGCCGACTTCATCGAGGCGAACCCGGACATCTCAACGTCGTTCTCATTCGCGCTGGGACACATGTCCAGCCCGAACCAGTCTTACGAGCAACTGGACGCCCTGGCGGCGGCTGGGGCTTCGTCTGGCGTGGCCGTGAAGGAGAGCGTCGACTCCGAGTGGCGGCATGTGAGTGTGTCGTTCGGGCCGGTGACGTGCCGGGGCTACGGCCGGGCACAGAAGGACCCGAACGCGCCCTGCCCGACCTGCGGGATGGGCGCATGATCACCGCGACTTCTGCCGTGCTGCTCGGCCTCACCCTGGAGCAGGCCCGCGAGGCGCTGGAACGCCCGGTGGAGGGTGAGTGTTTCTGGCTCGCCCACCACTGCGGCAAGCCGACCCGGCCCGGCCAGTGGCTGTGCGACGAGCACCGGGCGTGGACACCAAACATAGCCACCCGCGACGGCGGTGAGCCCCGGTGAACATCCGCTACCTGCTGATCGGCACCGACGGTGTCGGCTCGTTCGGGGTCCAACCCGACCCCGGCTACACCAGCTCCTGGCTCGACGGCCTCGTCGGACCGGAAGGCTGGTACCGCGTGCCGCTGAACCCCGCCTGGCTCATGGCCGGGTTCGTCAACGACTGCGGCCTGCTCGCCCCGGAAACCTATCCCCGCAACGTGGTCGGGTCAGTGGTCCTGTGCACCCTCGGTGCCGGACAACGGCCCTACGCCGGACCCGTCGTCATCACCGGATGGGACGCCTCCGCAACCGCACGCGGTGACCTGGAGATCTCCACCCTCCAGGACCCGCACGTCGAGGAGTTGACCCGCTGCCTCACCGATGTCCGCCGGGCGCTTGGGCTGGAGCCGGGGCAGCCGTCGGGCCGCAATGGCCGCAGGTGGGTCACCGAGGCGCGAGAGTTCGCCGAGCATGTGCGCACCGCGCCAACACCACGGATCACGGTCCTGTCCGGTGAGGATGCGATCGCCGCCCTGCGCGCAAGGCGAGGTGCCCGGTGATGAAGCCAAAGCCCCTGCGGCGCCAACACGTCGAAGTCCTGGAGCTGATGTCACGCGGCTTTACCCGCAAACAGATCAGCGCCCGCATGGGGATCCCGCCCGGCACGGTCAAGGACTGGATGGGATCCATCCAGCGCCGCCTCGGCGCCCAGAACGGGGTCAACGCCGTCGCCTTGGCCATGGCGTCCGGGGTGATCCGTGGACCCGGCGCGATCAGGGTGGAGGTCGAGCAGTGAGCGCGATCAATGCTGGTGCTTACCTGTGCCCCGGCGCCGACGTCCTGTTGATCGACGAACGCCACGGCAACAGTCTGGTGCGAATCCTTAACATCGACACAGGGCCGGGCGGTGAGGCGATCGTCACCGTGCTCGACCCGGGAGGTAACCCATTTCGCCGGGAGGGGCAGCGGGTCACGTGCACGTGGCGGGAATTGCGCGTCCCGGCCCGGCGCATGTGGCCAACGTCGCCCTCGTCGCTCGACAGCGAAAGGTTCCCCGCTGCCGAAGTGCTTGAGGCCGAACGCCACGGGCTGGTGGCGTCATGAGCCTGCACTACATCCCTGAGATCACCGACGGGGTGCTGCTGTCCCGCCTAGGCGAAGTCCACCGGCAGCGCACCCTGCACGCCACCGGATGCGCCCAGCCCATCCCGGACCGGCACGCCACCGTCTCCCACGCCCAAGCGGTCGTCTACCGGTTGCCGGTGTGCCACGTGTGCTACCCGCCCCACCCGCGAGAGGCGGTGACGTCGCGATGAGCACCAAGGGACTGCGTATGCACCTGTCGCTGCCGGAACCGTTCGCGGCCGAGCTACGCGGGCTATACACCCGCCTGTCCGCGCCATCGGCCGAACTGTGCGCGACCGTCTCCGCAGCCAGGCGGCGCGGCTGGACCCTGGTGTCCCTGGGCAATGCGCTGGGCGTCAGCCGGGAACGTGTCCGGCAGTGGGCCGAAACCGCCGACATAAACCAGCCGATCACCCTGGAGATACCCGACCTTCCACCGAAACCCGAGCCGTACAAGCACGTCATCCCGACGCTGACCCCACAGCAGGTCGAGCAACTGCGTGACCTGCGGCACAAGGCCATGGCGATGGGATGCAAAGACGCCAATCACCCTGCCATCGCTGCCGGGCACGAGTTCGCCGTGATGGTCAACGGCTATGTCGCAGCCGGGCATCGCCTCCGCGACATCGCTCGCGAGCTGGGCATCACGTCCGGGGCTTTGCGCTTTCGGCTTGGCCGCTGGGGTTTCTACGGCCTGCCACCAAGCCAACAGCACGGCCCGGGGGCGATCGACGAGTTCCGGCAGCGTCAGGAGGTTTCCCATGCCCAGCATTGAGACCGTCATCGCCACGGTCAGCGTCGCCAGCATGGTTGCGGTCGTCGGCGGCGCCACCGGGATCCTGCACCAGTTGGCCGGCGCGGGCCAGCCGCACCACCGCCGGGTGCCGTGGCGCGCCCGGTACCGCCGCGGCCGGCACCAAGCCGCACGGCCGCCGCTGCTGGCCCGGCTCGTTGACGCCTACCTGGCCGGCGCCCGAGAGATGGCCCACGCCCACGCCCTCCTGAAGGGAGTCCAACTGTGACGACCCGCATTCCCCCACATGAGGTGTTCGAGGCGGCCGCCTGGTTCGCGCTGCCGTTCGTCGCCCTGCTGATTGCCTTGTGGGCGCTGGCCGCCCGGCGTGCCAACAGGCGGGCAGCGCAGTTCGCCGCCGAGGACGCCCACGCCGACCGACAGTCCGCATGGAAGGAGCAGACGCCGTGAAGAACTTGCTCATCGTCGCGGGTGTCGCCGCAGACGTGGCGCTGATCGTCCTGTCGCTGGTGCTGATGCTGGCCGGCTACCTGGGGTGGGGTGTCGTCGCCTTGCTCGCCGCGTTCGCTCTGGTCGTTGCCGCCGCCTGGTGGTGGCGCAACAGCCCCGCGCCGATCCCGCCCGCCGTCGAGGAGCTGCTCGCCCGCGTCGAGGACATGAACACCACCCTGTGCCATGGCGAGACGGCACTCGACGAGGCCACCGCGGTCATCGGTCAACTCCGCGACGCCAACCGCCGCCTGTCCGGGCGGGTGGCCGAGTTGGAGCAGGAGCTCGTCGTCGCCGACGCCAAGCCGGGCGCGCTGGACGGGGCGTGGGACGACGTGCAAGCCTCCGGCATCGACGGGCGGCAACCATGACCGCCCCGACGACCCTGCGCCGGGTCGCCCCGACCGCCGTGCAGGTGTTGCCGCACACGGCCCCGCGCGAGGAGTGGCTTGCCGCTCGCCGCATGGGGATCGGCGCCAGCGAGATAGCTGCGGTGATGGGCATCAGCCCCTACGACTCGCCGTTCAGCCTGTGGTGGCGCAAACACATGTCCTGGGACGTCGAGCCGTCCGACGAGATGCGCGCCGGCACCTACCTTGAGCCCACCATCGCCGAATGGTTCGCCGAGCACGGTGACCCGCTGGAGAACCTGGCCATCCGCCGCGCCGGTCTGTACGCCCACCCGGAGCGGCCGTGGCAGCTCGCCACCCCAGACCGGCTCATCCACATGGCATGCGTCGAATGCGACGGCTCGGGAATCGGGCGGGATCTCCACATGGGCCTGTACAGCCTGCCCTGCCAACACTGCACCGACGGCACCGCGGGTCTGGTTGGGCTGCTGGAGTGCAAGTGGGTTGCCTACACGTGGGATGGCTGGGGCGACGAAGACACCGATATGGTGCCCGTTCACTACCGGGCACAGGTCCAGTGGCAGATGGACGTCATGGGCGTCAGCGAAGTCTTCGTCTGTGCGCTCGGACCGGGCGGGTTCCGCACCTACCGGGTACGCCGCGACGAACGCGACCTCGTGGCGATGCGAGAAGCCGGGCGCCGGTTCATGCAACGCCTGGCCGACGGTGAACCGCCAGACGTCGACGACCATAGCGCCACGCTGCCGATCCTGCGCCGCATCAACGCCCTGATCGAAGACCGGGAGCAGGAAATCCCCGCACCAATCGCCACCGGCTGGCTACGCGCCAAGAAGTTCAAAGGCCTCGCCGACCGCGTCGAGAAACGCTACAGCGCGCAGCTTCGCGCCCACCTGGGCACCGCCAAAACCGCCACCCACGACGGGCAGATCATCGCCGCCCGCACCACCGACGACAAGCTGATGAGGAAGTCATGACCACCGTTTCCCAAGCCGTGCAACAAGTCCAGCAGACCCCGATCCAACTGGTCCGCTCCTACGAGCAGCGGTTCGCGGCGATCCTGCCCAGCCACCTCAAGTCCGAGACGTTCATGACCCTGGCCCTCGGCGCGTTGAAAAACGACGAGTTGGCCAAGGCCGCCCGCAACAACCCGCTCGCGCTCGTGGTTGCCCTGACCAACTGCGCCCGGCTCGGCCACCAGCCCAACACCGAAGCCTTCTACCTGGTGCCGTTCAAGGGCGTCATCACCGGCATCGAGGGCTACCGGGGGGTTGTCGAACGCCTCTACCGGTCCGGCGGGGTGTCCTCCGTGCACGCCCGCGTGGTCCGCGCCAACGACTTCTACGAGTTCGAGGAAGGCATGGACCACCCGATCCACCGCTACAAGCGATTCGCCGCCGACAAGGAGCGCGGCGACCGGATAGGTGTGTTCGCCTACGCCCGCCTGCTCAACGGCAACTTCAGCGAGGTCATCGAGTTCAACCGCGACGCTGTCATGGCACGCAAGGCCGCCTCGCCCGGATCGAAGTCGGAACACTCGCCGTGGAACAGGTGGGAAGACTCGATGTGGTTGAAGTGCCCGACGCGCGAGCTTGAGAAGTGGGTGCCTTCTTCGGCCGAGTACCGGCAGCAGGTGCTGCTGTCGAATGCTGCCGCCGCCGATCTGGCGACTGAGTTGGGCGCGCCAGCGCCGGACGATCGGGTGATGGACGGCGAAGTCATCAGCGACGGCGACGACTGGCCGCCCACGGCCGCCCCGGGCGGTGAGTGAGATGGGCTCCACCGTCAACATCAACGGCGAAATCCGCATCGACCCACCCGTGCCCTGGCTCGACATCCGCCACAGCGAATACGTCCGCCAACCCGACCGCAAACCATGGGAATACCCACACGACCTGATGCTCCGCGTCGTCGAGCAACCCATCGACACCGCTGAGGGCACCCTCATCCGCCGGTGGGCCGACGCCATCGTCTCCGCCGAGCACGACGAGGCACGCGCCTACCACATCGAGGAAGAGATCGACGGCATCGTCCGTGAGGTCGGCCGAGGCCGGACCTTCACCGGCCGTTTCGAGATGACGTGCCGGGACTACATGTCCCAGTGGCGGATCAAGGTGGTTGATGGGACGGCGGTCCGTTTCGACCCGGAGATCGTGTGGCCGGAGGCGAGCTCGTGAGCACCCGAACAGCGGTCGTCATCACCTGCGACCACAAAGGCTGCTTCAACGAACACATAGGCCACGGCGCCGAGGTGGCGGCCACCGCACGCCTTGACGCCCAAGGCAATCACTGGGGCCAGCGCCGTGCCGTGGTGCGCGGCGCGGTCCGCTGGCTGGACCTGTGCCCAGACCACAAGGACGGTGAGTGATGTTCAACACCCACACCTGCATCTCGGTCGAATGCAACCACTGCGGCGAGGAGCTGTGCTACGACGACGGCGTCGTCCACTTCACCACCGAGCAGGAGGCCATCGCTGCTGCCCACGCCTACGAGTGGGCGGTCACCCGCGACGGCAAGGCTTTCTGCGACGAGGGCATGTGCGAGAACGCCCGGCCCGCCTGCCAGTGCAATGAAGACGAGGAATGCGGCAACCGATGCGTGCCCGGCTGCCCCTGCCCGCTGCACCCCGAGGTGCGGCCGGCGCTGATCCCCGGACAGATCGAGATCGACGGTGCCGCATGAGCGCCGAGCAGAACCGCGCCACCGCTCAAGCCGCCGGTCGCATGTGGCAACTGCGCAAGACGTTGGGCTGGTCGGCGCAGGAGCTGGCTAACACCGTGCTAGAGAAGACCGGCTGCACATCACTGTCCAGGGCCACGATCGCCAACCTGGAGAACGGCCGCCGCGCCGAGATCTACCTGACCGAACTGCTAGCTCTGGCCGAGGTGTTCGGCGTGTCCGTGGACTGGCTGGCCACCGGGGCAGGCACCCGCTGCGGCCACTGCAACGACGCTCCACCAACCGGGTTCCGTTGCCAGCGCTGCCATGCCGTAGGCGAGGTGATGCCGCATGAATCCGCTCATTCGTGAGCGTCGCCGTCGTGGCCGACGGATCCGCGCCCGCGCATGGTGGGCAGGCCGCCGATGAACGTCCTCGGTATTGATCTTTCGCTCGCCGCAACCGGTCTTGCCACTGCCGACGAAGACCACAACCACAGCGCCTGGGCGTTCAAAACCAAAGAGACCGGCGCCGCACGGATGCGCGCCATCCGTGCGCAGGTGCTCCTCAACGCCCGCGACGCGGACCTCGTCGTCATCGAAGGCCCGTCTTACGGGTCGACCGGCGGGGGCGCCCACGAACGCGCCGGCCTGTGGTGGCTGGTGGTGGAGCGGCTGGACCGCGACGGCGTGCCGGTCGCAATCATCCCGCCGGCCACGTTGAAGAAGTTCGCCACCGGCAGCGGCAAGGCCGACAAGGATGCGGTGCTGCTGGCCACCGCCCGCCGGTTCCCCAGCTTCAGCGGCGACAACAACGCCGCAGACGCGCTCTGGCTCGCCGCGGCCGGCGCCGAACATCTCGGCCATCCTCTCGTGCAACTGCCGCGGGACCAGACTGCCGTGCTGATGAAAGTCAACTGGCCCAACCCGATCGGAGACAACGCGTGATCTCCCAAACCCTCGGCGAAGACGAATACGGCAACCCGGTCGCCACCATCACCGTATCCGGCTGGCAGGACATCTACCGCCTCCAAATCAACATGATGCACGCCCAGATCGAGTTCGGGTCGCTGGCCCGCAAGTGCTTCGTGTGGATGCGCAAACGCATGGGCGCCAAGAAGTTCGACGAGTTCGACCGGTCGCTCGGCGGTAGCCAGGTCGTTCGGCTCGGCTGGCACCGCACCATTGAGGAGGAATACCGGTGATCAAGAATCAGCCCCTGTTCGACGCGCCGACCAAGCCTGAACTCACCCTGTCCAAGACGCTGGACAAACACAAGGCCTGGCGCGGCGCCTACGCTAGGTATCGCCCGGTCAAGCGGGTGCAGTGCGACGAATGCGTCAACGTGCTGCACGAGGCCGGCGGCAAGGGTGAGCCGCCCCGCGCTGCGGTGACGATGCGCACCTCCTCCGGCGGAAACCTGCGGCTGTGCAACGGCCACGGCCAGATGTGGCGCAAGATCGACGGAGTCGGCGAGGCGCGCAACAAGCCTGCGAGGCGGCGATGAGCGCGCCCTACGAGGTGCGCGACGAGACCGGTGTACCTGGCGCGGTCATCGAGTCCGTCGAGCTGACCGAAGGGCTCATCGCCGAGCGCAACGGTGTCGGCTCGATCGTGGCCTACGTCTACCCGTTCGGGTTCGAGGATGAGCACGCGGACGAGACGCCGGCGGATCGCGTCGAGCGCCTGGCCCAGGAACTGAAGGAGGCGCGCAAAGCGCTCAAGGCCGGTGATCGGCAATGACCGAGAAGGAAGTCACCCTCTGGGGTTTGCAATGCGGCGACGAGCAGCACCCCGAATGCGGCTACATCTACGGCACCGGCATCAACGAACAGCAGGCACGCCGCCTGGCCGAAGGCGTTGCCTGCTACCGCCTGATCCAGTCCCTTGACGGTGGCCGTACCTGGCAGGCGGCGACCCCGTGACCCGCGGCATCGTGACCGACAATCACCCGGCGCACGCGGTGATCCTGGCCCGCCCGGCACCACGAGTCACCGGGCGGTGGCTTCATCGCCCAGGTCCCCGTCTATCGCACCTATCCGTGTGCCTGCGTGCTGGGCAGACCCTGCCGAACCGACATTCACGGCTCCGGCCCGCCGTGCCGCTGCTGGGGCCGCACCGATCAGGGGGCAACACCTGCACACTGCTGCGCCGCCCGTGCCCACCGGGTCACCGCCCGCCGCGACCCGGGCGGCGGCACACCAACCCCGACAGGAGCCACGACGTGACCACCCTCACCATCACCCGCGGCCTACCCGGCTCCGGCAAAACCACCTGGGCCCGCCAACAACCCGCCTGGCGGGTCAACCGCGACGACCTGCGCACCATGCTCAAAACAGCCTGGAAACACGGCGACGACGAATACGAAACCCTGTGCAGCGCAGTCCAATACGCCGTCATCCGCGAACTGCTCCACGACCGCGACGTGATCGTCGACGACACCAACCTGCGCGGCGACACCGTACTCGCCCTCGAATCCATCGCCCGCATCGCACGAGCCGAATTCTTCGTTGTCGACTTCACCGACGTGCATCTGGAGACCTGCATCGAGCGTGACGCCGCCCGACCCGACCCGGTCGGCGAGCAGGTCATCCGCCGCATGTGGGCCAAATACCTTGCCCCGCAGGCGGTCCAGCCATGAGCGTCTACGACGGCATGGGCAAAGGCGCCCGGCAACGCAGGCGCGACGAACGCTACTACCGCGCGGTCGGCCGGCAGCTGCCGGCCGACGACCACCACCAACTCACCCGCCACGGCAACACCCTGGTGCCCTACGCGTCGGTGGAGCTGTTCCTGCGCCGCGAACACCGGGGGTTGGTCGCCGACCCCGGCATCGACTTCCGCTCATACGCAAGGGAGACCAGACGTGGCTGAACTCGACCTCACCGAAGCCATCGAAGCCGCCGCAGTGCCCATCTGGCAGGCCAACAACCCCGACTATCCGATTGATCGGGAAAGCGACGCCTGGGAGGCCTGCCAACAAGAGGCCCGAGACCTGATCGAAGTAGCGCTGCCCCACATCGAGCGCGCGGTGCGCAGTCAGGTCGCTCAGGAGCTTCTCGACTGGGCGCACAGCCTCGACCGCGACAACCCGAACCTGCGGACCAAACGCCGCCACATCAGCATGTGCGCCCAGCGGATCGCGCCCGAGCCGACCGAGGATGAGATGCGCGAGGCGATCGCGGGCTTGCTCAGCGGGATGGCCGGCAGGGTCTGCAACCTCGACGACGCAGGCCGCCCCATCCCACCCGGTGAGCGGACATGACTGGGCGCCGCAGAGACATTTCGCAGACACACCAACACAACCAGCCACATCATCGACCAGATTGGAACGACGTGACCACCTTCTACCGCGCCAAGCTCACCCTCGAAGAAGTCGAACCCTGGCTCGACGGCAACTACCGCCGCGAACACACCGCCACCAGTGCCGAAATCGTCGTCACCGGCGACACCCCCGCCGACGCCATGTACCAAATCTACGACCACGCCAGAACCATCCACCAATGGCGCGACGCCAAACTCGCCGCGGAGATCGAAGCCTTCCCACCGCTCACCCCCACCGATGCCAACGCACGCATAGGTGCCGCCTTCGCGCAACTGCCCAAAACGGCGCAGGCGTGGCTTCTACCGAAACCCACACAACCCGACGCCGAGCGGGAGCGTGACCTCATCACCGCCGCCCCCCGGCCCACCATCGTCGTCCTCTGTGGCAGCACCCGCCTCGGCGACGCCTTCCGCAAAGCCAACCTCGACGAGACGTTGGCCGGCCGGATTGTGCTGTCAATCGGCTGCGACATGCGCACCGACGCCGACCTATTCGCAGACCGAACCGAAGCCGACATGGCCAAGGTCAAGGCCCGACTCGACGAGCTCCATAAGCGGAAAATTGACCTCGCCGACGAAGTGCTCGTCCTCAACGTCGGTGGCTACATCGGCGAGAGCACCCGCAGCGAAATCGCCTACGCCCAGGCGCAGGGCAAGCCCATCCGGTGGCTCGAACCCGCCGAGCAGCCGGCCCAACCCGCCACCGACGAGCGGCCCGCACCGACGGCATGGTGCGGCGACCCCGACCACGACGACCCCTGCGAACGCTGCGACGCCATCCTCATCGACACCGCCGAAGCATCACGCGAACGCATGCCCGACGCCGACGGCGCCTGGAAGCGCCCTCACGCCGAGCCATCTGATCTCACCGCGCCTCGCGGTGCCGAATAACGAAGGAGAACAACGGCAATGACCGTTATCGAAGCAATTGCCAAGGCGGATAAGGCTCTCGACGACGCCACCGAGCATGCAGGGTCGGACGTTGAGCGGGCCCGCGAGCTGATCAGCGCGGCCAGTACATGGCTGCGTATGGCCGAGATCCTCAACTATTGCGGCCCGACCAAGACCGACCAGCAGTAGCACCACGCCCGCCCTGTCACGGGGCGGGCCACAACCGAACAGCCACAACCGAAACGAGGGACGCACGTGGCCCGCAAGTACGCCAACATCCTCACCGCCATCTGGCGCAACGAGGACTTCCGGGCGCTAACGGCAGAGGAGCAGCGGGTGTATCTCCAGCTGGCTTCGCAGCCGGACATCAGCGCGGCGGGCGTACTTCCGCTGTCCATAACCCGGTGGTCCGCCCAGGCCCGCAACACCACACCCGCGACCGTGACGGCGGCCCTCGATGGGCTCGCTCGCGGCCGGTTCGTCATCTATGACACCAGGACGGAGGAGCTACTGGTGCGCTCCTTCATCCGATGGGACGGCGGATACACCAACAGCAAGCGGAAGCCAGTGATCCGTGACGCTGTTCAAGAGGTCGAATCACCGATGATCCGGAGGGCGCTCGCGGCTGAAATCCGGCGGCTTGGCCTACCGGATTGGCTACCCGATGCCCTATCCGATAGCCCATCCAGCACGACCCCGGCCAACCCACCGGACGAGGAACCCCGGGATATAGGCGAAACACTATCTGCCCAGGGAAATAGGCTATCCGATAGCGCATCCGATGCCGTATCGCCTTCCGAACGGGTTGTGGTTACTCAAGGTCCGTACTTAGAACCGCACTCCACAACCCGCAACCCGCAACACTCACCTTCGGTGTCGCCGCCAGCGGCGGACGACGGCCGGACGGTGACTCAACGCTCAAAGCAGATCACCGACGCGTACTACGAGATCGAGCCGATGTGCAGGTGGCCAGCCGTCAACGGCGTCGTCGCCAAGGCCATCAAGGTCGGCAAGTGGTCCGACGCGCAAATCCAGGATGCGTTGCTGCGCATGGCGAAAGACGGCCGTGGCATCACCGTGGAAAGCCTGCGCGTCGAGTTGGACGGGCTGACCCCGCGAACCCGCGCATCCCCACGCAACCAACTGGTCGAACACAACGGCCTGATGCTCAAACCCGAGACCGTTGAACAGCTGAAGCGCAGTAACCGATTCGACGAAATGGACCGGCAGCAAGAAACGAAAGCCATCGAGGGAACCTGATGAACTTCAAGGAAACCCATCAGCTACTGATCTTCATCGCTCAGTACGACAACCGGCGCATCGACGACGGCGTGGTCATCGCCTGGCAAGCCATCGTTGCCGACCTGGCCCTCGACGACGCCCGCCAAGCAGTGATCGGGCACTTCAGCACCACCACCGACTACCTCATGCCCGTCCACGTGCGCCGCGGCGTCGAAGAACTCCGCCGGGAGCGCCGACGCCAGGTACGCGAAGCACGGGAGGCCGATCTCGCCGCTATCGAGGCCGCCGACCCCACCCGCCGCGACCGGTCCGAGGCCATCGAGGAACTGATCGCCGAACTGCGCGCGAAACTCCCCGAAGGCAACCCGGACAGCCTGCGCTACGCCTCCGGCTACTGGCGCGAACAACGCGAAGCACGCGAACGGCAAGAGCGCGCCGAGCCCAACCCGCACTACGACCCGGCCACCGCAGCTGCGCAGGCGGCGCTGGCCGACGCCGGCCCCCAACCCACGGAGCAGCCATGACCCACTTCATCGACGCACGCTTCTGGCTCGACGACGACGGAAAGCACGTCTGGGTACGCCACCAGTGTGGCCCACGGGAGAACACCACGATGCTGCCCTGGCCAACCTGGCAGGCGACAGCCGACGGGCGCGTAGAGCCAAGCGTGCTGTGTCAAGACTGCGACCTGCACGTCATGGGCCGGATCGAGCCTGCACCGTGACCACCGTCCACGAACCCACCCCCGTCTGCCACCACGCCCACGCTACAGCTGCCATGTGGACGAGCCCGGCCCGGCCTGGCGGTGGTGTGGCGAATGCGGCCACGCCTACCGCACCCCAGGCCAGCTTCGCCGCGCCTACCGGCGGGGGCTGTGGAACCTGCTGTCCCGGGATCAGCCGTGGTTGCGGGGCGACGAGTTCTACCCGTCGATCCTGGCGTGCCTGTGGGACATCGTCGCCGTCCGGGCCGGGCGGGTCACGTTTTGCCCACTGTGTTCACACGACTTCTGACCGAAAGGACCAGCATGAGCACCAAAACGGTGTACGTCTCCATCGGTAACAGCGACGACAAGCTCACCCAAGCCCAGTGGTCCGACTTCGTCCTGCTCACCGACTCGCGCCTCACACCCGACGGCTACAACGGCATCTACGAACGCCACGGCGACTGGCGCAGCGTCCCCGACGCCCCTTGGCAGAACGCCTGCTGGTGCATCGTGGCCGACGGCGATGAGGGCGTGCTCGCTGAGCTGAAGCGCGACCTGGCCAACCTCGCGCGCCGCTTCAAACAGGACTCGATTGCCTGGGCCGAGGCCACCACCGAGTTCATCACGCCCACGGAGGTGTCCCGTGGCTAGGCGCCTGTGCCAGTACTGCACGGCCAGACTCGGCCGTTTCGCCAAGCTGCTGCACGTCTACACCTGCAAGAACTGCGCCTACCGGATGAGCATGGGCACCTCGCCGAGTAAGCCGCCGAAGGACGAGGGAGGTTCCCGGTGACCGAGTCCACCGACGAGCGCGCTGAACTGATCGCCGAGTTTCCGGAGCTGGCCGGTCGTCCGTGCCAGATCTGCGTGGCTGGCTGGGCGGAGCCGAGCATCAAGAGCCCGCCAGCGGACTGGATGCCTCCGGTTCCGGATCCGCAGGACTGCGAGGTGACCCACCGCGATGATCCGCGCGTGTTCGCGTTGGCGCGGGCAATGGCGACCGAGATGCAGCAGCCGGAGCCGACCGACGCGCAGGTCTGGTACTTCCTCGAGGACGCGGACGAGGTGGTCGACGACTTCGACCCGGCACCGGAGACGTGGGTGGTCGAGAAGCTCCCTGACGGCAAGGACTCCTTCGGTGAGGTGGATGCCTGGCTTCGCATCAACGGCGTCGATTACGTGGCGCTGGCAGGCGAGAAGTGCCGCGGCCAGCTGGTGACGGCCGAGGATTGGCGTTCCTGGCACGACGACGAGCTTGATGACGAGGACGAGGGTGACGACGAGGATGAATGATCAAGGAGCGGTGACCAAGTCCACCGAAGGCAAGATCGACACTCCGTCCGCTATGACACCAGATCGGCTCACGGAGATCAAAGCCCGCGTCGAGAAGGCAACAGCCGGCCCATGGGAGGCGAAGCCGCACGACCACACGGCGCTGGGCTGCAAGTGCATCGGATGCACCGATCCTGTCGTCGGCTGGTTCGTGGACCACCCTGATGCGGGCTACTGCTCGGATCTGGTGGCGATCCGCGCCGGGGCCAGAGAGCTGAACGACTTCGGCAAGCCGCTGTCGAGCTGCGACGCTGGCCCCCTGCTGTCGTACGAGGACGCCGAGTTCGCTGCCGAAGCACGGCGGGACGTCCCGGACCTGCTGGCCGAGGTCGAGCGGGTCAGCCAAGACCTAGCCGAGGCTCTGGAGGAGATCAAGCACCTGCATGCGGCAACGGTTCCCCGGGTGATGTACGACAGCCTCAAGCTACTACGAGACGAGGCCCGCGCCGAGGCCGCAAAGCTTCGCGCTGGGCATCCGGTCCGATGCCCCGAGGTCGCACCGGCGCTCGTGAAGGATGGACTGGGCTGCGGCCACATCCACCGCTGCATCCACCCGGCCAAGGTCCCGGACGACGCGGCCGGGTTCGTCGAGCACGAGTGCAAATGCGGCATGACGTGGACGCTGGCCCGGCCGGAAGAGCTTCGCGGGAGCGCTCCTGTCGGGTCTCCCGCGGTCGTCCATCGGCAGACTGCGAAGGCGCTGATCCTCGACAACCATGGCCGGGTCCTGCTTTTGCGGGAGGCCAAAACCAACCCTGACGGCACCAACGCGGGCCGCTGGGGGCTTCCTGGAGGCCGTTTGGAGCCGGGTGAGTCCCTGGGCCAGGGTTTGGTCCGGGAGGTGGCGGAGGAGACGAATCTGGCCGTCTGCATCGGGGAGCAGGTCCACACCGGCTCGTGGACGGTGACCATCCGCGGCGTGCAACACCTGATCACCGCGCATTTCTTTCCTCACCCTGATGAGTCAGATGGGCGGCTCGGACACCGACGCCGTCATCGAGGCGCCCGACGGCCGAGTAGACGACGGGATCGTGATGATGCGCGACCCGCGATGTACACCGACCACTGCGTCATCACCGCACTCATCCACGAGATCCGGCGCCTACGATACAAAGCAAAGGATCGCCGGTGACTCCGCTGCTGTGCGCCGTCGCTAACTGCGACCGCCGCGCCGCCGACGGCCTTCAACTGTGCTGGGGCCACATCCACGGCATCGAAAACGACGCACCCAAATGCGCCGTCCTCCACGACGAGCTCGCCCTCATCCTCACCGCCACCGGCGGCCCAGGCGCCGGCGGACTCCACGGCGGCGCACAACTCAACCTCCAAGCCGCAGACGCCCGCTCCCTCATCCGCACAACGTTGACAGGAATTGCCCTCCACATCGCCCAGGAACGCGGAATCCGGCTACCCGGATCACACCGCCTCACCCGACTCCCACCCGGCGTCCACGGCCCTCTCAACCGGGTCTGGCAACCCAACACCAACAAGCACGCCCTGGGCGCCTACATCGCCACCCACCACATGTGGCTCGCCGCCAACATGCCTTCGGCCGCCGACCAACTCGACCAGGCCATCCGCGAAGCACGCACCGCCGCCTACCCCAACGGCACCAAAATCATCGAGATCGGCCAGTGCCCACTCGAAGACGAAGACGGCCAACCCTGCCCCGGGAAGATCCGCGCCCTCATCCGCGACGAAGACTCATTGCTACCCAAGGCATGCCAGTGCAATGCCAGCGAAGGACACGTCTGGACCGCCGACCAGTGGCACGCACTCGGCCGACGACTACACGCAAAACCCAAGCCCCTCAACACAATCGCCTCCGCCGCCCACGGACACGGCGGATGGGCAGCACGATGGCCAGTCCGGTACCGCATTGAGCCCAGCTACTGCCCGCGCTGCGGCGAAGAGATCACGAGCATCACCATCGGATCGCTCGGATCGCTCGACCACGACTTCGCCGCCGAGCCGCAGCGTTTCGGCTGTGGGTGCATCGCCACCGGCTACGTGTTCGTCCTGGATGAGAGGAGAATCGGGGCATGAGACAGCGATGGTGGATCTACCCGGTCGTTGCGGCCTGTGCGGCGCTCGTCGTTCGCGGTGTTCAGGCCGTGATCGAGGATGGACTCTGGATATGGCGGTGGTGACCCTCGTGGATGACCTGATCACGCGGCTGCTCGCCGCCGTCCAAGGCAGCGAGCCATGATCGTCCGCCACCATGACGGCTTCACCCTCATGGACATCGAAGCCCTCACCATCCAACTCGGACGCCGCGCCCCAGCCACCATCCGTAAACACTGCACCCCGGTCGCCTCCGACATCGCCACCCGACGCCACCTCTACAACGCCGACCAGAGCATCGTCCGAATGGCCAGCATCCCTGAACGTCACACCAGCCGACGGCAAGGTCAGTTGCAAACCGCGAGCTTATAGCGCACTCTTACCTCATGGTCGGTGCAGTGTCAGACGACCAGACCCAGCGGCCCGCCTGAGTGCGGGCCAGCTTCGTCTCAGCGGTGTAGAGCAGCCCGGTAGCTCGTCAGGCTCATAACCTGAAGGCCGCCAGTTCGAATCTGGCCACCGCCACGACAACTCCCAGCGATGGTGAGGCTGTCGGCATGGAGAAGGTCATGGTGCCGGGCTCGGACGTCAACCCGGCAATCCCCGGCAATCCCCGGCAAGGACAGCCACGACGGGATCAGAAGCCCCAGCTGTACCTGCGCCCGAGCCCAACAACACCAAGGACTCCCGCCCATGCCCCTGCGTATCTGCACCTGCGGGAAACTCAGCCCCACCCCCACATGCGCACGATGCGGGGACATCAAACGCCGGGCATCCAACGCACGCTACCGGCCCCACCGAGAACGCCGACCCGACTACGACAGCGCCGAGCGTCGACGCCGAGCCGACACAGTGAAGGCATGGCGAGCGGTGCACGGTGAGCTGTGTCCAGGTTGGCAACGCCCACCACACATGGCAGACCCGGTGGCCAACCCCCTCACCGCCGACCACCATCAGTCCGTGCGATCAGGTGGTTCGGAGCGTGGCTCGCTTGGTGTCCTGTGTCGATCATGTAACTCCAGCAAAGGTGACAGACAGTGACGAGGTTACGGAGGGTGAGGGGGGTGGGTCGGGCACGTCGACTATGTAGGCTAGCGACCCACCTGAACCCCTCCCTTTTTCGCCTGGTACCTCTGATCTGCAATTTTTCGTGCACCCGGTTTGACCTGCGATCACTCCGCGTTGTCCCAGTTCAGCCGGCTACGCTCCGTCATCTCGCATCCATCACTGAGCGTGACAGTCACCGGGGGTGATGGTCCATTGCCCCGAACGAAGAAGGCCGCAGGGACAGCCGTCGATCGCCGCAACGGGCGCCAGTTCGAGCTCACGCCGGTCGAGGGTGGCCGGATCGACCCACCCGACGGGCTGCTTGCCGAGGTGCTCGAGCTGTGGGAAGCGTATTGGACCGATGCCGCTTCGACCGTCCAGACGCCGGCCGACCGGGGCGTCCTCACCCGGTGGATCAAGGAGTATGACCGGTATCTGCGCCTGATCGCCGAGGCCGACAAACGTCCGCTCGTGGCCGGGTCGAAGGGGCAGAGCGTGGCGAACCCGCTGTACGCGCTGGCCGACCGGGCGCTCGGCGCAGCGGAGCGGTGCGAGAGGCAGCTGGGCATCGGCGCGCTGCACCGGTCCAACTTGGGCATCGCGGTGATCCAGGAGCGCCGGTCGTTGGCCGAGATGAACTCGAAGTACGGACCGGGTCCTGGGGGTGGTGATGCCGACGGCCGCCACCTCGAGGCCGCGTCGCGGCCGGACCCGAGGGTCATCCAAGGCTGAACCACCGCCGGCCGAACTTGGTTGCCATGCCTGTCACTGGACGCCGGTGCTCGGTGAGCTATGGCCGTCCGAAGGCGCCACCGCGGTCGCGTGGATAGAAGAACGCTGCATCTGCGGCGAGGGCGACTTCTACGGCCAGCTGATGAAGCTGCGCCTTGATCAGGAAAAGTTCCTGTGGCGCTGGTACGAGTACTGTCCGGCCTGCTTGGAGTGGCGCTACGACGAGGCGTTGCGGGGTGAGGCCACCGGTGGCGGGAAGACCCAGTTCATCGCCGCGGTGGTGGCGCTCGAGTTTGCCGGCCCGCCTTCGATCGCCCCGTCCTCGCCGAACATTGCGATCGCGGCCGCCAGCTTCGAACAGGCGAACCTGTTGTTTTCGAAGGTGGCCACGATCTGCGGCGGCCGGGACCAGGTCGACAAGGCCTCGCCGCTGCTCGGGTTTTTCAACGTCTACAACACAGAGATCACTTTCGCTGATGGGAAGCCGGGCCGGATCTACCGCATCGCCGCTGTGGCCGGCACGAACGAGGGTGATCTACCGCATCTGTTCGTGCGCGACGAGCTGCACGAGTGGGGTGACGTTGGTGACCGCAAGGCCCGTGTCGCGACCGTGGTTGGTAAGAGCACGAACAAACGCAGGACCCATCGGGGCCGGGGCCGGGTCATCTCGCTGTCGACGGCCGGCTTCGACAAAGACCATTCGCTGCTCGGCGCGCTGTACAAGCGTGGGCTGCGGGCGTTGAAGAATCCGCGGGTGGCGCCGCGATTTTTGATGGACTGGCGCGAGGCTCCCGACGGTCTGGACTTCAAGCTGGCCAAGCATCGCGAGAAGGCGGTGCTTGCCGCATCCGGCGCGGCGGGCGTGTTGTGGAACGTGCGGGATCGGGTCGACGACTGGGGCAAGCCGGAATACCCGTCGCATGAGTGGATCCGCTACTACGCCAACAAGTGGGTCGATGTCTCCGAAGAGTCGTGGCTCAAGGACCACCCGCAGGCCTGGATGGCGTGTAAGGGCGAGTGGGAATCCGACCCGGTAAACGAGTTCGTGATCACGATCGACATGGCGCTCAAACATGACTCGGTGGCGGTCTCCCGGCTGGAGAAGCTGCCCGACGGGCGGATTGCGGTCACCTCCCGGATTTGGGAGGCGATGGGCGGGCGGATCGACCATCTGGACGTGTTCAACTACGTCCGCAAGATTGCGGTCGGGCCAGGGTTCCGGGGCGTGGCATACGATCCGCGGTTTTTCGAGGTGCCCGGCCGGGCGCTTGAGGACGAGGGGATCATGGTGGTCCAGTTCGACCAGACCCCGCAGCGGATGGCGCCGGCGTGCGGGTTGACGTTTCAGATGATCCTCGACACGAAGATCGTGCACAACGGCGACGAGCAGCAGACCGCTCACGTGAACGCTGCGGTGAAGCGGGAGCAAGAGCGGGGCTTCACCTTGAGCAAAGGAAAGTCGAAGCGCCACATCGATTTCGCGGTCACCTTGTGCATGGGTGTGTGGCTTCTGCACCAAGTTCTTGAGGCTGAAGCGGAACCGTTCGCACTTTGGGGATCATGAGGGGAGCTTGTGCGGTGACAACGTTTGAGCACGTCTCCGTTGAGGACATCACGCGGCAGGCACGTGAGATCAAGCTGGGTCGAACGCTGCTGACCTGGATCGGTGTGCTGCTGTTCGCGCTTGGCTGGATTCTGCGCAAAACAGTTACGGTGCTGTGGCTCGCGGGCGCCTGGGTTTTTGTGGCGATCCGGGAAGGGTGGCGTGAGGCCGGTAAGACGCGGGTGAGCCGTGGCGCTGGTCGATCGGATTAACGCGGGCCTGGCCGAGCTGCGACACCGCGACACCGCTCTGTCGATTAACGACTGGGCCGAGTACTTCACGTTCGGCGGCAACACCTACGGCGTTGTCCAGACCACCATGGGCCAGGTCGACCAGGAGCAGATCGGGCACACCTCGGTTGCCGGGTTCAAGGGCAGCGGGCCGATCTTCTCCCTGGTGCTGGCCCGGCTTCAGGTGTTTAGTCAGGTCCGGTTCCAGTGGACGAGGTTCAAAGGTTCCCAGCCGACGGATCTGTTCGGCTCGCCTGAGCTTGGTGTGTTGGAGCGGCCATGGCGGGGTGGGACCACGTCGGATCTGTTGGCGCGGATGGAGGTGTATGCGTCGGTGGCGGGGTGCGCGTATGTGACCCGGCCGCGGCGTGACCAGTTGTCGTTGCTGCGCCCAGATCGGGTGATCATCGTCATGGGGTCGCAGACCGACGCTGATGACCCGTCGGAGGCGCCGGACGCGGAGATCATCGGGTTTATCCACTCGACCAGCCGCGGCCGGATGACGATGTTCAGCCCGAACGAGGTCGCCTACTATGCGCCGATCCCTGACCCGGACTACCGGTTTTTGGGGATGTCGTGGATTACGCCGGTGATCCGGGACTTGCAGGCGGATTCCCTTGCCACAGAACACAAAGCCCGCTTTTTCGTTAATTCCGCAACGCCCAACCTTGCGATCAGGTTCGACGCGTCGATCACGATCGAGAAGGTCAAGCAGTTCAAAGCTTTGCTGGAGGCCGAGCACAAGGGCGCGTTCAACGCGTGGAAGTGCGTTACGCCGGAGACGGAGTTGGCGCTGTGGGATGGCCGTCGGGTCCGCGCCGATCAAGTCCGGCCTGGTGACGAATTGGCATCCTGGGCAGGCGGTCAGGCGGTGCCTGGCATGGTCACACACATCGGGTGGCAACCGCCGTCGCCGATCGTCACCGTCACCACCCAACGCGGCCGTGTCCTGCGGACCACCGCAGAACATCCCTATCTGGCCCGCCGTGTCGTCAAGCGGCATGACCGTGGCACCACCGTCCTCAGTGTCGAAGACTGGACAAACGCTTCCGACCTGCGCCCCGGCGACCTTGTGCGGATCGGGCTCGGATGGGGGCGGGATACCGGCAAGCGCGATCTGCTCACCATCCAGCAGGCATGGTGCCTGGGCGCACTGACTGGCGACGGCGGCCTGACCACCACCACGCCCGTACTCAGCGCCGCCGACCCGGGGATTGCCGACCGGCTCGCGGCATCCTATGGCCTCAACCGGATCGACACGGCGCGGCACGATTACCGGGTCCTGGGGATCCGGGCGTTGTGCGCCGAGCACGACATGATGGGCAAGCGAGCCTGGGAGAAACGGGTCCCGGTCGCCGTGATGACCGGATCAGGCAAGGTGCAGGCCGCGTTCCTATCTGGGCTGATCGACACCGACGGGCACGTATCGGACCCGGCCAAGCGGCGTTCCGCCGAGGTGGGGATCACCAGCACGTCGCTTGACCTGCTGAGTGACGTACAGCACCTTCTTGCGGGGCTCGGAGTCAACGCATCGATCAGTTCTCCGACTGCATGGAAGCCGGACGGGAAGCTACGGCGGCGTCAGGCCCACCAGTTGGCAGTGCACGGCAACAACCAGGCCACTCTTCTCGGCGAAATCCTCGACCTGGCCTGTGAAGCAAAGGCCCACAGACTGGCCGAGTATGCCACCCGGACCAGCAGGCAGCGTCGGTCGCTGTATGACCGGGTGGAATCGGTGGAGATTGGACCGTCGGAGCCGACGATCGCCGTGGAGGTAGCTGAATGGCACACCCACATCACTGCTGGGATAGTCACCCACAACACCCTCTACTTAGGTGGCGGGGCCGACCCGGTCCCGGTCGGTAATTCGTTCAAGGACATGGACTATGCGGTGATCCAGGGGCGTGCCGAGCCGTTGGCACTCGACACGCCCGTGGCAACAACGTCGGGCTGGGTCACCATGGCAAACATCAAGGTCGGTGACGATGTATTCGGCCGGGACGGTCGGCCCGTCCGTGTTGCCGCGGTGGGGCCGGTCTGGCTGAACCGGGACTGCTTCCGGATCAGCCTTAAGAACGGTGAGCAGATCGTGGCTGACGCCAGCCATGTTTGGCCCGCCGTGGACCGCGGGACCGCGAGTCGCGCCGAGCGTGACTACACGACAGCCGAGCTATACGAGATCTTCACGCGGCCCTACACCAATTACGAGATCTTCACGCGGCCCTACACCAATGGAGTTGGCGGCCACAGGCTCTCACTCGGCGCCAGCCCGGTGCTTGAAATGCCCGATGCGGATCTGCTTGTCGATCCATACGTGCTCGGCGCATGGCTAGGTGACGGATACACGGCGGGCGCCGCGATCTGTGGCGACTGGGAAGACCTGAAGCATATTGCAGCCGAGATCGACGTGCGTGGGTATGTCACAAGGCGCTGGGAGTCTCAAGTCTCCGTGGCACGGGCGCACCAGGTCGAACATGCTGCGGTGGTCGGAGTTCCGGGAGGCCTACTCGCCGCACTGTCCGCACTGGGCGTGCTTGGGAATAAGCGAATTCCCGGCGAGTATCTGCGCGCATCCGCCGCGCAGCGGCTTGACTTGTTGCGCGGGCTCATGGACACCGACGGCACCGCCGACCGGGACGGCCAGGGCTGGTGCGCCTACTCAAGCAAGGATGAGGCTCTTGCCAGGCAGGTGTTGGAGCTTGTCCGGTCGCTTGGCTACCGGGCAACGCTGTCGTCCTACGCGGACTCGCGGTCCAGGACTGGACAGCATTGGAAGGTGGAGTTCCGGTCCCGCCTGGACTGTATTCCGTTCCTGCTTCCACGCAAGGTCGCTAAGTGCGAGGCTGCCGGGGATCCTCATTTCAGTGGCCGCCGGTCGATCGTCAATATCGAGCCTGTTGACTCGGTTCCGGTTCGCTGCATCACGGTTGACAGCGCCGATCATGTGTTCCTGGCCGGTGCCGGGTTCATTCCGACGCACAACTCGAGGCTGGCCAGTGCTGCGGGGGTACCCCCGTCGTGGGTGGGGTTCGCCGAAGGACTGTCGGGGTCGAGCTTGAACGCGGGAAACTTCAAAGCCGCACATAGACGCTACGGCGACGGCACCATGACCCATTTGTGGACTAGCGCGGCGACATCGCTTGAGGTGCTTCTCGATCGGCCGGCGTCCCGGCCGGGTGAGCCGCCGGCGTCGCTGTGGTACGACTCGCGGATTCCGTTCATGCGTGAGGACGCGGGTGACCTGGCCCGGATTCAGGCGGACCAGGCGCAGACGATCGTGGCGTTGGTGCGGGACGGGTTTACACCTGAGTCGTCGGTCGCCGCGGTGATCAACAATGATTTCAGCCTCTTGGTGCATTCCGGAAAGGTGAGCGTGCAGCTTCAGGAGCCCGGGGCGGTGCCGCCGTCTGAGGGGGTGCCCGCAGGTGTCTGATGTGCTGTCGGAGCGGGACCGGGCCGCCATCCGTGCCCTTGGCCCGGCCCACGAGCGGGCACTGTTGCTGCGAAGGGTGCGGCATACGCCTGGCGGGCATCCGCACAACCAGCAGGACCACGCGGGCGGCGGCGCCGTCGGACTGGCTAAGAAGGCGGCGAAGACGGCAGCGAAGATGGGCCAGGCTGCGCTCGACGCGACACCCGCCCGTCTTGTCGATGACGGCCTAGGTCCGCGACACCCTGAGCACAAGCGGGGCACTATCGCTTGGTCGAACGGTGATCCCGGCTGGTCGGCCGAGGAGACCGATCGGCACCTGACCGCGATGGAGAACTACCGTGGGGCCGACTTCTCGCCTATCAACAAACGCCTCCGGGGGCTTCCATATCAGCTTTCATCCATCGACGATGAGGCGCTTGGCGAGGAGGGGTTCCGCCGCCGGATCGGCGAGCACATCGAATTGCTCGACGACGTGATGGAACACTCCCGCCTCATCGACGACATCACGGTGATTCGGGGGACGTCGACCGGCCGTGGCGTTTTCGGTGACGCACTGGACGGTGACCTGACCGATTTCGAGTGGACCGAGGGTGCGTATGTCTCGACGACGGCGAACCCGGCGATTGCCGAGTACTTCACGATCACCGGCCTGACGATGAACATCCACGCGCCCAAGGGAACTGGGGCGATGGTTCTGTCGGGGATGACTGGGGAGCGGTACGGCAAACCCGTCGACGAAGAGGCCGAGGTTCTGCTGGAACGCGGCCTCCGGATGCGGGTAGTCAAGGACTCCGGGCCGGGAATGCCGCGGCAGCTGGAGATCGAGGTGGCTGGTCGCCCGGATTCCGCTCGGTCGACGGCGACTGAGCCCGCCGAAACTCGAGCAACTGGGCCCAAGGCCACCGCTCGCAAGCCTAGCGTCGAATTGATCGCGCGGATGTCGATGGAGCCGGAGGACTACACGCCTACGACGAGCGGGAAAGTCTCTCGCTCGCAGTTGCGTGAGCTGGTTGCCCGTGAGGTGCGGGCGCTGTTGCGCGGCGATGACATCGACGACGATCCGATCGGCGAGCTGGATGACGACACCCTGATCCTGTTGCAGGCCATGCACGAACTGGACGAAGAGTCCGGTGTCGAGGGTCGGGCGTTCAACCCGCAGTTGCACAAGCGCTGGCCCAAGGGCCACCCGTTGGGCGGCAAGTTCAGGCCGATGGTTGACCTTCTCAAGGAGGCCATCAAAGCGTTCGACCCCGCCAAGGACAAGCACCCGTTCGTGCTGTTCAAGCGGCCACAATTGTTGAAGGCCGCCAAGGCCCGGGGCATCACGCTTCAGCGGGGCGAGGACTGGGACTCGATCGCCGCCAAGCTTCTCGCCGACATCCGTGGGGCGCCGGCCAAACCAGCATCGGCGCCTGCGGTCAAACCCACTCCGACACAGACGCCCTCGCCGACCGCGGTAATTACCAAGCCGGGCGCGAAGTGGCCGACCGGCGACGCAACCACCGAGGTTCATCTCGGCGGCGACCAGCTCGGGATAGTGGTCCACAACTCCAAGACCGGTGGTTTCTTTCCGTTCCTTCCTTCCGGAAGCAAAACGACACCGCTCGGGAACCTCGTTCGGGTGCAGCCAGGGGCCGGTGGCGGCTACCAGACTGAGCAGTCCGCCGTCGCTGCCCTCGTTCGCGCACACACACCGAGTAAGGTTTCGGGCCCTGGGCTTGCGGGATTGAGCCTTTCGGAGCTGCGCATCAACCCGGCGCAGCAGTACGGCGGGGGGCGTGGCCAGTACGCCAAGTCGTCGCATGAGATCAGCCAGAACGGCACGCCGCTGGGTACCGTGCATGACTTCAGCTACGGCTGGGAGGTACGCGACGCCCATGGTAACGTGGTGAGCGTCCCTCAGGGCAGCTACTTCGCCAACAAAGCCAGCTTCAAAACCAAGTCCGAGGCGCTTGCGGCGCTTGTCTCCCAGAAGGGTACGCCGGTCTCTAAGCCCGGTGCACCTGCGCCTCCGAGTGGCCCGGCAGCGCCTACCAACACCCCGCCCAATCCGGGCACCCCTCACGGTCCCGAAATCCAAGCGGCACTGGACATTGTGTACGGCAAGGACCCCAAGGCCAAGACCATGGCCCGGCAGATTGCCGTCTACGGGGCATTGCGGCGAGATCAGTTCGACCAGCTCGGCCCGCGTGAGCAGTCAACGGTTCTGGGGGACCTGGCGTTCATCGCCGCGACGTCGAAAGGCAAGAGCGCCACCGATGCGGCCAAGCTCGTGCACCGTTTCACCCCGGCCGGCACGTCGGCTGGGACGGTACACAAGCAGGCGATCCACATCCCGCCGAATGTTGCTGCGGCACAGACCCGCGTCACCGACCCGAACGGCACGGCCGGACTGCTGAAGGTCCGCGACCCGAAGGACCGCGGTACGAGCGGTGACGGCTGGACCCGGCTGCCGGGCGGCGGCACGGGCCCGTGGGGCAAGTATGGTGCGGCCGGGGTGATGCTGCGCCACGTTGACCCGGCCGACGGCAAAGAGCGGTTCCTGATGGTGCAGCGCGGGCCGGGTATCTCCGATCCGGGGAAATGGCAGTTCCCTGGCGGCGCGATCGACAGCAAGGAAAGCCCGCACGAGGGCGCGGCCCGGGAGACAGCCGAGGAGCTGGGCTTCCAGGCCAAGGACATGCTTGCCGCACGCGTCCACGGCACCCACGAGACGTCAATCCCTAACTCGACGTGGAGGTACACATCCATCGCGGCCACCGTCGACAAGCAGCTCAAGCCGGATCTGTCGACGCATCATGCGCGGATGGAAACCGCTGACGCGAAGTGGATGACCCGCGACGAGATAAAGGCGCTGGACACCAAAGGGAAACTCCTCAAGCCTCTGGCCGGCGGGCAACTCGAAACCAACGTCATGACGCTGTTCCCGGGCAAGGCGGCACCAGCGCCAGCTGGTACCCCAGGCAAGAGGCCACCGCGGCTGACCGGGGCACCTACCGTCATCGCCCCCGCTGCTCCCGTTGCTCCGCCGACGAGGCATAAGCCGTCGGCAGGAAAGAACCTCATCCCGGACAAGGCGGCCCAGGACAAGCTGCGCGCCGACGTTTCCGCAGTGCGCAAGAATTACCGCGGTAAGACCGCCGATGAGCGGCTCGCGGCGATTGGTGCGATGCAGGGCTTTGACGATGTGCCCACTGTCGTCAGCAAGAAGGAGATGGACAAACTCCTTGCCACCGGCGACTACATTGAGGCGTGGCGTGGTGTCGGCGGCAATATCTACAAGACCGCAGCCCAGATCAACGAGGAGATGCGCTCCGGCCCCGCGTATTACGGAACTGGGATATTCGGAAACGGCTACTACCTTTCGACCCGGAAGAACGTGGCCGTCCGATACTCGGACCACACAAAGAACTCGGTCATCCGGGTACTCATCCCGAAGACCGCGAAGATCGAGGAACATTCAAAGGTCCTGAAAAAGGCCAAGCAGGCGGTGTCCTCGGCGGGCGGTTTTTCGCCCGTTGGCAGGCGAAACCTGGGTGGCGGTACCCTACATGACGAGGGTCGATACGCGGCTGCGGAGGGCCTCGATGGAATCGAGATCCCGTCGACCGCCCAGTCCGCTGGAATGGGCGGGGCAAGTCACATAGCGTCAAGCGGACAGCCGGCGTACAACTGGGTCAACCGATCAGTGCTCATCATTCAGGAGGCAGACGCATGACCAGCCCAGCAGATCTGAATGCCCGACTCAGTGACGCCTTGGGAGCCCACGACGTCGACCTCGAAATCAAGTCACAGGTCCAGGATGCCTACCTGGCTGCCGGCGGTGACGACGCAACCTGGACGGATTTGCCGCCCGAGATTCAGGCACTGATCGAAGAGATCGAACAACTCCCGCGTACTGCATGGGACGACCCGATGGATGTTCCAGAAGACACTTCCGACGACTTTTAGCAGTCGCTCAAGAAAAACCTAAACAACTCAAGACTTTCCGCCTACGAAGGGCCGTTTCCGTTGGGAGCGGCCCTTTTCGCATGCCCAGAACAGGAGGGCCTACCGGTGGATGCTCTGCCCGAGCTGGATGCGCAAGAGGTCCGCGCCGCCGTCCTGGAAGAGATCGAACGCCTCGGCGTGCCGCTCGAAGTGCTCCAGGAGCATGCCGCCGCCCGGCCGGAACGGCCTGTGAGCGGCGATGCGGGGGGCAGGGTGTCACGCGCCCTGGCCGGCGACGAATCCCTGCTGGTCACCAGGTCCGTAGCTTTGGACGACGTCCACATCCGCAAAGGCGGCACCGGCCGTGACGTGGTCGCCTACGCGGCCGTGTGGATGACACCGGCGGAGATCGTCGACTCGGAGGGGCATTACCGGGAGCAGAACGCGCCGGAGTCGATGGCCAGGAGCATCAGGGACCGGGCCGGGCGGATCTTCTCCGTCTACAACCACGGCAAAACGTTGGCCGGCACCCCGTCGGAGCTGCACTCCGTTCCACTAGGCAAGCCGATCGAGATCCGGGCGGACAAGAAGGGTCTGCTCACGGTCACCAGTTACAGCAAAGACCCCGAGGCCGAACGGATCCTGGAGGCCATCAGGTCCGGGGCACTGACCGGCATGTCCTACACCGGCGTTTTCCTGCAATCCGACCCGCCGCTGCGCCCGTACGAACGCTACGCCCCCAGCCGTTCCGGCGACCTGACCCTGGTCACCCGGCAGGAGATCGCGTTGATCGAGTACGGGCCGACGCCGATCCCCGCCTACGTCGACGCCGCCGTGATCGGTGTGCGCTCCAGAACCAACTCCGAGCGGGAGTCCATCACGATCCCACCCGCACCGGCGCAACATGCGCCGGCCGCGGAGAGCACCACCCAGAGAAACGACGCCGGCCGCGGACCCGCACCGGACGCCGAGAAAGCCGAGCCGCACACGCACTCGGACGCGCCCACAATCAAGAACAGGAGCACATCCGTGGACAACGACCGCAACACTTTCACGGTCGAGGAGCGGGTCGCGCGGCAATCTGAGATCCGTGCGCGGCTCGCTGAAATCGACACCGAATACTCCGGCGCCGAACTCACCCAGGAGGCCCGCGCCGAGTGGAGCGGGCTGCAGCAGGAGTTGGGTTCGCATGAGCGGGCCATCGCCGACGCCAACTCCCGCGCCGAATATTTGGCATACATCAACGAGAGCAACCCTGACGCGACGGAGCGCATCGACAACTCCCGTGCTGGGTTCGGCCAGCCCCAAGGCTTCGGCCAGCGGATGGGGGCGAGTGGTCCCGCGTTCGTGCAGGGGCGCGACATCTACGATCTCGCTTCGATCCGCAACCACGCCCGGCACATCGACGAGGTCCCGGTCCTGTACCGGGAGTACGCGCAGCGGGCTGTGGATGCGGCCCGGTACCCCGGCGCCACCGGCCGCCGCGGCGCACCAAACCGGGAAGAGGCGCAGGAACGCGTCGCGATGCTGCTGGACACCATCGATGACGAGCACGGCTCCCTGGCCCGGCGGGTCCTGGTCACCGGCAGTCCGGTCTATGAGCGGGCGTTTGGCAAGATGCTGGCCCGGCAGAGCATCAACGGCCTGTCGGCGGAGGAGTCGCGGGCGTTGTCGCTGGGCACCGACTCCGCGGGCGGTTACGCGGTGCCGTTCCAGTTGGACCCGACAGTGATCCTCACCTCCAACGGGGTGGTCAATCCGCTGCGGCAGATCAGCCGGGTGGAGACCATCACCGGCAAAGAGTGGGATGGTGTCAGCTCCGCCGGTGTGACCGTGTCGCGTGGTACCGAGTCGCAGGAGGTCGGCACCGGGGATCCGGCGTTTGCCCAGCCGACGGTACGCACCAGCCGCGTGCAGGGCTGGGTCCCTTTCTCTGTCGAGCTGGACGTGTCGTGGAACGCGCTGCGAACCCAGCTGACGAATCTGCTTCAGGACGCCAAGGATGTGGAGGAGGCGACGGCGTTCGCCACCGGTAACGGGACCGCGCCCAACCCGTCCGGTGTGGTGGCGACGCTGGGCACCGCGAGTTGGGTCGACACGGCCGGCTCGGCCGTGCTTGCCGCAGGAGACATTTATCTGCTGGAGAATGCGATGGCGCCGCGGTTTATTTCGAACTCGTCGGTCGTGGCCAGCAAGACCACGTTCAACCGGTTCCGGACGCTGTTCCAGGCGCAGGCGTCGGCGGCCGGTGACCCGTTCGCCCGCCCGTCCGGTGCGATGGGGGAGCAGTTCAACGGCTATCCCAAGTACGAGCTGTCGACGATGTCCACGTCCATCGGCACCGGCTCGCTGATCATGCTGCAGGGCGATTTCAACCAGTTCCTGATCGTCGACCGGGTGGGGATGGGCATCGAACTGGTGCCTCACGTCCTTGGCTCGAACCGGCGTCCGACGGGTGAGCGGGGCGTGTTTGCGCTGTGGTTCAACTCGTCGAAGATCCTGGCCGACAACGCGTTCCGGCTTTTGCGCATAAAGAGCACGTAACCCAGCATCTACAAGGCCGTCGGGCCGGACCGTTCCCATGCGGTCCGGCCCGACCTCATGGGAGGCCAACAATGCCAGAAACCATCACCGTGCAACGCCGCGTGGACGGCGCCTACCTCGTCGGTGACGCACCCCCCGAAATCGACATCGCTCGTGAACTCCTTGCCGCCGACCACGACGAGAAGTGGATGCAGGTTGACGGTGACCTTGTCACATTGACGTTGACCAACGGCACATGGCGCTATCGGATCGTCGAGCGCCACGAGCAGACCGTTCGCGCCGTACGGGAGGTGATCTCGAATGCCTGAACCGTTCGAGATCGAAGACATCAAACGGCTCAACATCCAGTCTGGTGACGTACTGCTGGTGACCGTGCCACAACACACGACTATGCAGCAGGCGGCGCAAATCAAGAACATCTTCGAGACCCAGCTTCCTGTGCGGGTAATCGTGATCACTTCCGGTGTCACGGTGGAGATCGCGAACCGGGAGCTGTTTCTCAAGCAGCAGGTCGACCGGCTCATCCGAATGATCATGGATGAGGGGGCCGCGCAATGAGGATCATGATCCATTCGAATGCTCCGTGGGCCAGCAGCGGTTACGGCGGCCAGACCGCCATCCTCGCCAAGCGCCTACCCGGCCTCGGCCACGAGGTTGTCTGCTCGGCGATGAACGGCCTGGACAGCCGCCCACTGGACTGGGAAGGCACCCTGGTCCTGCCCTCGGGGATGCGGCCCTACTCCAACGATGTGCTCGGCCCCCACGCCCGGCGGGTGTTCGGCGGCGACCCGGGCCTGGTGTTGGCGCTCTACGACGCGTGGGCCATCGACCCCGCCGTGTTGCGCGAATTCGCCACAGCGATGTGGACGCCGATACAGTCACACCCGGTACCGCCGGCCGATCTGAACTTCTTCCAGGTGTCGGGGGCGCAGCCGATCGCCATGTCCCGCTTCGGCGAACGACTACTGGCCCAGGCCGGGCTGCAGCCGATCTACGTGCCGCACGCGGTGGACACGTCGGTGTTCAAGCCGCTGTCCGACGACGAGCGGGCCCTGGCACGGGACATGCTGCACATCCCGCAAGACGCATTCGTCATCGCGATCGTGGCGGCCAACAAGGACAAAACCCCGCCCCGCAAGGGGTGGGGCGAACAGTTCCAGGCGTTCGCGCAATTCCGCAAGCAGCACCAGGACGCGGTGCTGGTGGTGCATAGCCTCCTGGAAACCCCCGGCGGCGTGAACCTGATGAAACTGGTCTACGACCTGGGCATTCAGGACTCGGTCCAGTTCACCGACCAGTACGCGCAGGTGACCGGACTGTACCGGCCGGAGGAGATCGCCGCGGTGGTCGGCTGCGCGGACGTGCTGTCCAACTGCTCGTGGGCCGAGGGTTTCTGCGTGCCGGTCCTTGAGGCGCAGGCCTGCGGGACGCCGGTGGTGGTCAGCGACGGTTCGGCGTTGACGGAACGGTGTGGATCCGGGTGGCTGGTGCAGACCCAGCCCTACTGGCACCCCTACGCCGAAAGCTGGTGGCACGCGCCGATCATCGACAGCATTCTCGAGGCGTGGGAGAAGGCGTACCGGCACGCCCGTGAGCCGCACATGCGGGAGAAGGCCCGCGAGTACGCCCTGGGCTACGACGTGGAGACCGTGCTGACCCAGCATTGGAAGCCGGCGCTGGAGATGCTGGAGCAGTATGCCGGCGCGGTCCCGGTGCGGCCGCCCAACCGCAACCATGGAACGGTTCCGCTGCCCACACAGGAGGTTGACGGCCTGCAATGGATTCAGCGGGGCAGGCACACCGACGACTGGATCGCGGTGCACCACGAGGAGTCGCTGGCGCCGGTGTTGGACGGGCTGCTGCCCGACGGTGGCGTGGTCGTCGACGTCGGCGCGCATGTGGGTCGGTGGGCGCTGCGGCTGGCGCGCAAGGCCTCCCGGGTCATCGCCGTGGAGCCGAACCCGGCAACGGTTGCGGTGCTGCGCGCCCACATCGCCCTCAACGACGTCCATAACGTGGACGTGCTGGAGGCGGCGGCGTGGGACTGCCACACCCGGCTGTCCCTGTCCGACCCGAACGGGAAGATAACCGGCGGATCGACACACGTCATTGAGGGCGATGACGTCGACGCGTTGCCGCTCGACGATGTCCTGGCCACCGTCAACCCCGACCTGATCAAACTGGATGTTGAGGGCGCCGACCTGCACGCGCTGCGCGGCATGCGCAACACGTTGGCCCGCTGCAAACCGGTCCTATTCATCGAGGACCACAGCATCTACGGCTACTACGAGCTGGCCGACCTGCATGCGCTGCTCGCCGAGCTGGGCTACGACAGCGAAGGGTTCATTGCGCCGCTGCCGGGTGGCCAGTACGCGCCGTACATCATTGCCAGACCCCGAGGAGGAGTCCAGTGAAGGAGACCGACCTGTATGTCGGCAAGGACCCGGCGACGTTCGAGTTTGAGGGGGCGCCGGTGTTCATTGGCCCGAACATTGTGGTCCGCGCCGGCCATCCGATCATGAAGGGTCGGGAGCATCTGTTCACGCCGCTTGTCGTGCACTACGACCTGCCGGAGCAAGCAGAGCAGGTCAAGAGCGAGCCGAAGACCGCCAAGCCCACAGCGGCCCGCAAGTAGCCGAGGTCGGCCGTGGCGCTGGGTGATCCGTACGCGACCCGCGACGAGATCAAAACCTATGTGAAAATCCCGCTGGCGGACACACAGGACGACACGTTGATCGATGACGCGTTGGCGTCAGTGAGCACCGAGATCGAGGACGTGTGCGAGCGGCAGTTCAACAAGCAAACCTCTGCCACGGCGCGCAGGTTCATTCCGTCCAGCTCCCGGCTGGCGTGGGTGGATGACTTCCTCACCACCAGCGGCCTGGCCGTCGCCGTCGACTTCGACGGCGACGGCGTGTACGAGACAACACTGTCGGGTTCGGACTACGAGCTGTACCCGGTCGACGGGATCATGTACGGCCAACCTGGCTGGCCCTTCTACCAGATCAGGCTCCGGCCCCGCTTTGGCAGGTGCTTTCCGTGCGGCTACTACTCGTTGCAGACGACCGCGCAGTGGGGATGGAACGCGATCCCGAAACCGGTCAAGGAATCATGCAAGATCGCCACCGCGGAGACGTTGGCGCTCAAGGACGTACGGTTCGGGGTTGCCGGGTACTCGGCGGTGGGTGAGGCGCTGCGCGTGCGTGACAACCCGATGGTGATGAAGAAGCTCAAGCGGTACATCAGCGACCTGCCGAAGGTCGCCTGATGGCAACCAGAACCCTGTGGGAACTGATGCAGGCCGTCGAGACCCGCGCGGAGACTGTTGGCCTGCGCTCCGACAGCGAGGCATCCGGCTCCATCATGCCGCCGTGGCTACTGGTAACGGTTCCGCCGGTGCCGTCCTACCGTGCTGCGTTCCAGCGTGGCACGGTTCAGATCACCGGTTGGCCGCTGTACGTGTTCACCAGCGCACAGGTGGACCGCGTTGGCCGCAAGGCCTTGGCCGAATACCTCTCGTGGACCGGCCCGAAGAGTTTGGTGTTGGCGCTGGAGAACGAGCCCACTCTCGGCGGCGTGGTCGACGACCTGCTGGTGGAGTCTTCGCGGCCGCTAGGGCAGGACGAGGTCGCCGGAATCAACCACTTCGGCGGCGTAATCATGCTCACCGTCCAACTTCCCGGAACGTAACCAGTCCAATGTGGAGGACTCATGTGTAAAGTCGACGGCTGCAGAACGCCGCCGGTCAAGGTGCAGCTGGTGCGGCTTGACTTCCCGGTGCTACTGAAGGACTTTTGCCGCCCCCACTACGTGGAGTACGCCCGCGCCAAGGGCACGCTCGTACGGTGCGAGGTGATCGGCCACGCCACCATCGTCTCGGCCGATGGCACCGACACAAGCGAGGGCGGGTTCGTCCTGCTCAATACCGAGGAGACCGACGTGCAGATGTTGGTCGACCTCGGCTTTGTCGGTGAGCCGGCACCCGAGACCGTGCCCACGGCGAAGGCGGAGAAGGCGAAGGCGTAAGCCATGAGCTCCCTGATCGCCAAGAACATCCGAACGTGGGCCGACGGCTACGACATGACCACCGACCTGCAGCAGGTCGGCCTGGACCTGATGTGGGATGTGCACGACATGACCGTGTTCATGCCGGCCGGGTCGGGTGGCGCACGTAAACGTGCGACCGGGTTGGAGGACGTCTCTGCCGGGGTGCGTGGCCTGTGGTCGGCCGGGGCGACGTCGATCGACGCGGACTCGTTCGCCAACCTGGGTGTGGCCGACGCGGTGCTCACGATGAGCTCCGACGGGGCCGAGGGGTCGATCGCGTACGGCATGCGCCAAGGCCGGTTCAAGTATTCGATGTTCGGCGAGACCGGCGCGCCAGCCCCGTTCTCCCTGAATTTCCGGGGCACTCAGGGCCAGACGTCGGTGGCCCGGGGCATGGTGTTCAAAACCGATGCGGTGGCGATCTCTGGCACCGGACCCACAGGGACGGGGCTGCAACTAGGCGCGGTCGGCGCCACGCAATACCTGTACGCGTGGGCGCACGTGCTCACCGCGGGCACGACCATCACCATCCAGGTCCAGTCGTCCGTCGACAACACGTTCGCCTCGCCGACCACCCGCATGACCCTTGGGCCGATCACCACCACCGGCGGGGTGTGGGGCACCAGGGTCGCCGGGCCGATCACCGACACCTGGTGGCGGCTCAACGTGTCGGCCATCACCGGCTCTTTCCTTCTCGCCGGTCTCATCGGCATCCGTTGATAGGGAGCAACAATGGGAAGCCTCATTCTCAAGGACGCCCGCATTGAGGTCAACTCGGTGGTGGTATCCAGCTACGGCAACAGCGTCAACCTCGACCTGCAGAAAGAGGAGCAGGACGACACAGCGTTCGGCGACAACGCCCGTGCACGCCTGGCCGGTTTGGAAGATCCCGGACTGGGCGTCAACTTCAACCAGGACTTCGCCGCCGCGGCGCTGGACTCGACGTTGTTTTCTGCGTGGTCGGCCGGCGGTGTGGTTACTTGTAAGGTGCGCCCGACGTCATCGGCGATCTCGACGAGCAACCCGGAATATGTCGGCGGTTTCCTGCCGAGCAAGTATTCGCCGTTCGGCAACAGTGTGGGTGACGCGGCGAAGTGTTCGATCCAGTGGCCGTACGGGTCGGGTACGTCGATCGCCCGTAACACTGCCTGACCGCAGGTTATTGCGATGGCGCTGCGGGTTGAGGTCGACAAGCGGGAGCTGGACAAGCTGGCACACAACTTCCGGCAGACCGCCCGGGTCCACGCCGCCAAGGAATTGGACAAGGCTTTGCTCGACGCCGGGAATGTGGTGGAGCGTGAGATCCGCCACAGCACCGACGTGTACATGCCCCGCGGCTACGAGCAGGTGTTCAAGCGGGCGCTGGTTATCACGGTGAAACCGCTCAAGGCGACCCGGCGGGTTACCTTGTCCGGCCGTGCGTTTGGCAGGCGTGGACACGACCGGCAGGTGGAGGAGATGGAACGTGGCCGGCTCAAGCATCCGTTCTGGGGCCGGTGGATGCATGTCGCGCAGGCGTGGCAGCGGATCCGGCCCGGCTGGATGTCCGAGCCTGCCAAGAGGGCCACACCGGCGGCCGTGGCCCAGTTGCACCAGGCCGCAGAGAAGATCTCCCACCATCTCACCAGAGGCCTCTGATTCTCCGGCGCCCGCCTTGAAGGGTTGGCGGGCGCCGGTCAAACCCTTCAAGGCGAAAGGCAAACCCCATGACCAATCTGCTGCGACTGTGTGATGAGGACAGAGAGCAGTTTCCTGGCGGGCCGGAGTGGCTGCGCTGGAACGAAGCCGACCTCGACGACGTCGACGGGGTGACCCTCGCCGAGTACGAGTCCAGCATGAACGTCTGGTTCAGCACCTTGTACGCCTTCGATAAGCCGCGTAACACGATCCGGTGGCAGATGTGTCAGGTGTGGCTGGCCCGAAGGCTTGCCGGTGTGGAGACACCGGATCTGCACGAGTTCCGGATCAAGATTCGTAAGGTGGAGTGGAAGGACGAGCCTGCGCCTGGCGATGATGTCGACCCCCCGGACCCAAGTTTCTCCAAGCCATCCTCGGCGGCCACTCGGTCAAGGAAGCGCTCGCGCTGATCGCGCCCACACTTAGCGCGCCCCCGTGCAACCAGGGCTATGCGGACATCCGGGTGATGAGTCCCCGAGTGATCGACGCCTACCTGAGCGAATGGGCCAAGCTGCAGTAGAGCTAGTTCGGACCGAGCGAGAGCTTCACACCCTTCCTGACCTGGTCCTCGTTGTACTGCACCCGCCCCCGGTGGCCAACTTCGACCCCGTAGAAGCCCAGACCTGAGGGAACATTCGGCACAACGAACTCGTACACACAGGCGAGCCCGTTCGAGGTGCCCTTGGTGGTTTGGCCGATCGCGACCGTCTTGCCGGATCCGTCGGTGACGACGACCTGGTTGTATCCGGTGATGTCCGAGTAGCCGCCCTGCCCGATGCATCCGGCGCTGACGGTCGCGGCGTGACGGAGTTCGAGCGTGCCGTGAAGGTCGAAGTCCTTCGGCCGCGCGAACAGGTAGACGCCTCCGGCGATGAGCGTGAGCGCTATGACCGCGGCGGCGGCGATCAGAACGGGCCGCTTGCCGCGGTGAACTCGCTGTGGCGTGGCTGGTGGCTGACCTATCCGGGTTAGAGGTTCCTGAGTCACCGGCACACGGTACCGACCGCTGTCATGAGATCACCGTCAGTCGATCGGGTGGGGGGTGACCGGGCATATGGCCAGCCGCCATGAGGTCAACATCGATCTCAATCTGACCGGTGAACGTGCGGCCACGGCTGGGATGGAGCGTTTCGGCGACGCGACCGACAAAACCAGCGCTGAACTGCGCGGCATGGGTAAGGATGCCGGCGTCCTCACCAGGAAGATCGCCGAAGCTGAGGCCGAGGTCAAGAAGCTGGTCAAGCAGTTCGACACGACCGGCGACATGGATCTACTCAAGTCCATCCGCAAGGAGCAGTCCAACCTGCGGATCTTCGAGCGGCTCCGCAAGTCCATCACCGATGAGGCCACCGCCGTCGGTTCCGACGCGGGGCAGAAGATCGGCGAAGGCTTGACCTTGTCTTTGAGGTCGTTGCGTGGCCCGGCGATCGTGGGCGCGATCGGCCTCGGCGCACTTCTCGCACCGGCGATCGGGGTGGCGATCCAAAGCGCCGTGATCGGCGGTGCCGGCATCGGCGGGATTGTCGGCGGCATCGTGGCCGCATCCCAGGATCAGCAGGTCCAGTCGGCGGCGAAGCTGGTCGGCGACCACGTGGGCGACGAACTCTTGCGGGCCGGCGGCGCGTTCGTCAAGCCGGTCATTGAGTCGCTGAACATCCTCGATGCCGCAGGTTCGAGGCTGGCTGACAACTTCGGGCAGATCGGTGAAAAGCTCGGCCCGGTCCTGCCCGGCTTGACGGGCGGGGCCACCGGCGCCCTGGACAACATCATGGGCGGCATCACCCGGGCGGCCAATGCCATGCAGCCGGCGATCCGCGCGTTGTCGGCGGAGCTGCCTAAGATCGGTGACGCGGTCGGCGATTTCTTCGACGAACTTTCCGATGACCCCGACCAGGCGGTCATGGGCATCGTCGCCATCAGCCAGGCCATTCAGACGACCATCGATGCGTCCGGCAAGCTGCTGTCCACCCTTGGCGACCTGTTCGAATGGTCATCTCGCAGCGGTGCCGCGATATCCGGAACGATGGAGACCCTGTTCGGATGGCTGCCGGTCGCCGGTGGGGCCATCGAACGCCAGGGCTCGGCGTTCCGGGAGCAGGTCGCTGCGATCGACAAGGCACGCGACGCATCCAAGGACTATGTAGACGGCGGCATCCAGCCGATCATCCGTGCCGAAGAGGAGATGGAAACCGCCACCAAGAGCGCGACGGATGAGATCAACGACCAGATCCGGGCGATGGACAAAATGTTCGGCCGCTTCATGGACTCCCGCGAAGTGGCCAGGAACTATCAGGAAGCCATTGACGACCTGACTGAGTCGGTAAACAAGCACGGTGCGAGCCTAGACATCGGAACCGAGGCGGGCCGGGCCAACGCGGAGACGCTCGACAGACTCGCCGAATCGATCAAGGAGACCCGCGACAACACCGTCCTTATGACTGGCGACGTGGAAGGCGCCAACACCGTTTACCGCCAGCAGGTCGAAGCACTGCGCCAGCAGGCGGTCCGGCTCGGCATGAGCAAGCAGGCCGCCAACGACCTGGCGACGGAGTTGCTCAACATACCAGCGCGGGTGGCCACAGAGGTGACGGCGCCGGGGCTCCTCGAAGCGATCGCCCGCGCCGAATACCTCCGGCGGCTTCTCGGCAGCAATGCGGCCGCAGCACGGTCGCGTCCGATCACCATCAACGGCCAGTTCTACGAGGGTGACACATCCGGCTACGGCGGCGGCCGTGCTGCTGGTGGATCGATGTATCCCGGCCAGATGTACACGGTTGGCGAGCGCGGTATCGAGCTCGTGCAGATGCACGCCGACGGGCGGGGCGCCACCGTCTACAGCAACAGCCAAACCCGGTCCATGATGTCCGGTGCCTCCGGCGGGTCGGCGGCGCCGCCGGCCTCCGGCGGCGGGCGGATCGAAGTCGTCATGCGCTACGCCGGCCCACCCGCAATGGCGGACCTGGTCGGCTCGATCATGTCAATGCTGCGCCTGGAGATCGCCGATCAGGGCGGCCATGTTCAAACCGTGCTCGGCCAGCCGGGTGCCTGATGACGGTCGCGTTCCGGGCCGGTGCCAATGTTGTCAACGGCACCGCCGGCACCAGCGTGACCGTGTCCAAACCGGCCGGGACGGCCGACGGTGATTTCCTGCTGGCGTTCATCGCCGAGGTCGGCGTCGGGTCGATCACTCCACCGGCGGGGTGGACGCTGATCGGGTCACAGGCCAACGGCACCGACGTCACCCTGGCCGCATACTGGAAACCGGCCGCCTCCGAAGGGGCGTCGTGGACGTGGACGCTCGGCGCCAGCGTGCGCAACTGGGGCTGGGTAGGCGCCTACACCGGCGTGGACACCTCCGCCCCGGTCGTGACCTCCAACTCGCTGGCGTCGTCCTACATCGCTGCCCCCGCCGATCAGGTCGGCTACCGGGCCGGGAAAATCGGGGTGCTGCCCGGATACGCACAGGTCTCGGCGGTGGCCGCGGTGCGCACCGCCTCCGGCGCCGCCTCCACGTGGACGTCCGGCATTACAGGCATGCCCACCGGCGCCGCGGAACGCTTCGACGGCTCCACCAACGCCGGCGCAGGCACCGACATCACCGGCTCGGCATGCGACGTGGTGACGATCGCGCTGGAGCGTATGGATTATTTCGAACAGTTTGTGCGCTCCCAGTCGCAGACCGCGGCGTCGACGTGGATCGTGGCGCTCAAGCCCACCGTCACCGGCATCACCACCAACGTCCTGTCACCCAAGGTGGAGCTGGAGATCAACGGCGCGTGGCAGGACGTATCCGCCTACACCCGCCACGAGCAAGGCGTCACCATCATCAAAGGCCGCCAGAACGCCAACTCTGTGGCCGCACCAACGTCGATCGCCCTGTCGTTCAACAACTCTGACGGCCGATTCACCCCCGACAACCCGGTCGGCGCCTACTACCCGTATCTGCGAATGGGTGTGCGCCTGCGGGTGTCGATGCCCTACGGGTACGCCCCACCCACCGAACGCGCGACCGCCTACCTTGCCTCGTTCGCCCCCGACTGGGACCTGTCCACCCGCCTGGCCGTCATGCACGTCGCCGCGGCGGGCCGGTTGCGCAGATTGCAGCGTGGCGCCGACCCGCTGCGGCCCGCACTGGAACGCAGCCTGATGGGGTCGATCACGGCTGGGGTGGAGCCGACCGCCTATTGGACGATGCAGGACGGCGGGGGCGCCACGTCTGCAGCGTCCGCGGTGGACGGGCAGCCGATGACCGTCTCCGGGCTGGCCTTTGCCGCGCTGTCCGACCTTGCCGGGTCGGATCCGTTGCCCAGCATGGCCACCGGCGCCACCCTGTCCGCCTCGATACCCGCCCACACCAACACTGGCCAGTGGTTTTTTGGCGTGTTCTTCAAGGTGCCCTCGGCTGTGTCGGCATCTACGATGCTGTTCGAGGTCGAGGCCACTGGCACCGCCAAAATCTGGCGGGCGTTCATCACCACCGGCGCACCCGACCAGATCGACTTCATCGCCTACAACGGCGCCGGCACGGCGATCCTCACCGACAGCGTCAGCATGGTGACCGAGTCCGAGTTCTATGGTCAGTGGGTCTTCGTCGGCATAGACCTTAAGACCAACGGCGCCGACATCGACTACAACCTGGGATGGGGCGGCTACCTCGCCGGCCAGGCTGCGCAAGGCACCCTTGCCAGCCAAACCCACGGCATCGTCACCGACTTCCGTGCGGCCGCTTCAGCCAACCTCAATGGTGCCGGCGTGGGCCACGCGTTCCTGATCACTGACGCCGGCTACACCCCGGAAGACGACTTTTTCGACCTTAACGCGGCTTCTCGGGGGCACACTCCGGAGTCGGCACAGGCGCGGGTGGTGCGGCTCGGTGATGAGTCCGATGAGCCGATCCAGATCCTGCGTGACTTCAGTGTCCTCGTTTCGCAGGGATCGGCTGTGGGCATGGGAGCGCAGCCGAAAACGACGCTCATCGGCGCGTGGCGTGAGTGTGAGGACGCCGACCTGAGCCTGCTGCACGACGGCGGCATCGGCGGCGACCTGGTGTGGATTGCCCGGCAGTCCAAACAGAACGCCGACATCCGCATGACCCTCAACAAATCCCAGGGCCAGTTGGCCGCGCCGTTCCAGCCCGTGCGGGACGACCTGAACCTGCGCAACGACTGGACCATCAGCCGCCAAGGCGGATCATCAGGCCGCTACCAGCAACTCACCGGGCCCATGTCGGTTAAAGACCCACCCAACGGGGTTGGCCGCTACAGGGATTCCAAGGCGCTCAATCTCAGCTCCGATTCTCTGGTGACCCACATGGCCGGGTGGCGGGTCAACGAAGGCACCGCCCGCGGCATGCGCTACCCGGCCATCACCGGCGACCTGCGCATGTCCCCGGAACTGGTCGAGGCGTGGCTCAACTGTCGCATCGGCGCCCGGGTCAAGGGCACCAACCTGATGACGCAGCATCCGTCCAGTGTGGACATCGACGTGTTCGTCGAGGGCTACACCGAGGTAATCGCTGCCGACCGGTGGAGGTTCAGCCTCAACGTCTCGCCGGCCGCACCGTACACGGTGGGTGTCCTCGACTCGTCCACCTACGGGCGGCTCGACTCGGGCACCTCCACCCTCGCCTCCGGTATCACCAGCTCGGCCACATCCCTGTCGGTGGCCACCTCCAGCGCCGGCGACCTGTGGGCCACCGGCGCTGGCCTGTCGATCCCCATCGTGATCGCCGGTGAGGTCATGACCCTCACCGCCATCTCCGGCGGTTCGAGCCCGCAGACGTTCACGGTGACGCGCTCGGTCAACGGTGTGGTTAAAGCACACAGCTCGGGTGACGCCGTGAACCTCGACCAGCCCCCCGCTCTGCGGCTCGCCCTGTAGGAGGCATTCGTGGCGCTCAGCACTTTGCCCAGCGCGGGCGACATTCTGACCGCTGCCAAACTCTCCTCTTTGATCACCGAGTTGCGGCCGGTGATTGCGGTCAAGACCGCCGACGAAACGGTCAACAACTCGGCCACCCATCAAACTGACAACCACCTGTCGGTGGCCTATGTCGCGGGCGCGTCCTACGTGTTGGATGGCTGGTTGCCGGTGGAGGGGCCGACGGCCGCGGACATCAAGCTGCGGTTGACGTTTACCGCCAGCTCCGTGACCCGGCTGGATTGGGGCCTGTCCGGGCTGGCCACGACCGCCACCACAGCTGAGGGTGACCTCAAGAGCGTGGCCCAGCTGGGTGCGACCACATCGCCGACCAGCGAGATCGTGATGGGCACCATCAACGCCAACTGGTCGAACATCCTCATGCACGGAACTTTGATCGCTTCTGCGGCGGGCACGTTGACCCTGGAGTGGGCGCAGAACGCCGCCACGGTCGGCAACACGATCATCAAGTTGGGTGCCTGGATGGGCCTGCGCCGTTACGCCTAAAGCTCGAGATTGGACACACTAATGGGCGCACCAGCAATCTTTTTCTCACCGCATCGTGACGACGAGACCCTGTTGCAGGGTGTCGAGATCGGCCGGCATGTGACGGCGGGTCGTCCGGTGACGGTGGTGTGCGCGTCGGACGGGTCGCAAACCTCCGCCGGCGCAGTGCTCGACGGGACGGTGGTGTGCGCCGTGCACGGCTACACGCATGATCCGGCGGCGGAGGGCCGGACGCAGATGACCGCGGCGTCGCTGGCGGCGGCCCGGCAGGCGGAGATGGCCTCAGCCTGCGCCGCTTTGCGCGTCAGCGAGCTGATCGATGGCAGCGTGCCCGACGACGAGTTGACCGTCGGGGTGTGGCGGGCGATCCTGCTCGAGCACGAACACCGGGCCACCCCGGACTCGTCGGTGTTTGTGCCCACACCGTGGGAGACCACGTCGGGGCTAGGCAATGCAAACCACGGCAACGCCGGCGTCGCGATGCAGCAGCTCAAGGCCGATGGCCACTACGGCGGGGTGTGGGTCGCCTACACGGTCTGGTCGCGTTACTGGTCGACGCCTGGCTGCCCGACCGGGTTGACCCGGGGGCCGGGCACGGCGCAGGAGCGGGCCAGGCTGTTGGCGGCGGCCGACGCCTACCGCGCGTGGTCGCCTCACGCGGGTGCGCTGGGGATCGGCTGGTGCCACAGCGTCCCGACCGACTTCAACGAGCAGTTCGTTGACGCCGCTTCCCCGCGTTTTTTGCAAGGTCGCTACCACATCTAGGAGGTGCACGGTGCCGATCTTCGGTTGGGACGGATCCCACTACGACTGGGATCGCGGTCCGATGGACCTCGGTGCGGCGGTGCGTGACGGGATCGTTTTCTTCACGCACAAGGCAACCGAGGGTGGCAGCTATGTTGATCCGCAGTTCGCCTACGCGATGGCCCGGGCCAAAAACGCGGGCATGCCGCTGATCGGCGCCTACTGCGTCAACCACAAGGGTGATCAGACTCCGCAGGTGGACAAGTTCATCCGGGTGCTCGACAGCGGCGCCCCGTTCTGGCGCAACGAGTTGTTCATGGTGCAGCTGGATTGTGAGCGCTGGTCCAATAAGGACGGTGTGTACGCCTACGAGCCGTCGTTGGCTGAGATTCACGCCTGGTGTGACCTGTTCGTCCAGCGTACCGGCGGCCGGTTGACGCCGATCGTGTACGCACCGCGATGGGTGTACGGCGACAGTTTGCGTGGCCTGCGGTATCCGTTGTGGGCCAGCGACTACGGCTCGAATCCAGCGGTGCCGTACCGGCAGGCGTATCCGGGTGACGGGTCGTCACGCTGGTCGGCCTATTCGGGGATCATGCCGGCGGTCCTCCAGTTCGGTTCGCGCACAACGATTGGCGTGCAGAGCATCTGTGACGCCAACGCTTTCCGTGGCACGCTCGATCAGCTGCGTGCACTGATAGGAGATGATGACGTGTCCGCACAAGAGGTTTGGGCCCATCCGATCAGCTCACCAACATATGGGGTTACTGAGCCGGCCGGGGAGTGGCTCAAGTACGGCCGTGACGCCGACGCCGCAGTCAAGCAGCTCGCGGCGGAGCTGGCCGAGCTTGAGACTCCTGTAGCCGAGGTGGATATACCGGCGTTGGTGGCGGCGCTCACGCCGGCGCTGGTGGCCGCGCTGCGCCCGGAGCTCGAGGCGGCCGCCGAACGCGCAGTCCGCAAGGTGCTGGGCGGCCTCGACGAGACAGCCCAGTAGGCCCGGGATCTGATGACGGCATTGCGGCGGCGGATCGGGCGGCGGGGGGCAGCACTGCTGTTTTTCGCCTTCCTCGACATCGTCTACTGCTTGAGTCTGCTCACACCAACGCAGGCTGCCCGTGACAGCGCCGCGCTGCGCTTCGCCGCCGCCGTCGCCCCGCTGTGGGCGTGGGCGGGGCTGTGGGGCACGGTCGGCGTCGTGTGCCTGTTCTGTGCGTTCCTGCGCCGTGACCAGGTCGGGTTCACCGCCGCGATCGCCATCAAGGTGATGTGGGGGCTGCTGCTCGTCGGTGCGCAACTGTTCGGCGACGTTGAGCGTGGCTATGTGTCGGCTGCGGTGTGGCTGGCGTTGGCGCTGCTGGTCGGGTTGATTTCCGGCTGGCCGGAGCCGCCGCGTCGGGCGGTGCTGTAGGTGGACACGGCAGTGATGGTGGCGTTGGTGTCGCTGGCCGGCACCGTCGTGGTTGGCGCGTTGACCTATCGGGCGTCTCGTTCGGCCACCGATGTCAAATGGGTGGAGCAGGCCCGTGCCGATGTTGGCCGGGCGCAGCAGCGGGCCAACGCCGCGGAGGAGAAGGCGGAGTCGGCCGAGGCTCGTGCTGATGCATGTCAGGAACGGTTGCGGCGTATGGAGTTGCGGATGGTCAGCCTGGAGTCGCGTGAGGCGGTGTTGGCGGCTCGGATCCGTTACATCGTGCGGATGATCCATGACCCGTATCAGACGATCGACCAGCTGCGTCAGCGGATCCCGGCCGGTTTCGGCGCCAACGACTCCTAGCTAATTCATGCAAGATCCGTCAAGCCCTAGGAGGGGCAATGTCTATACCGTTACCCCCGGCCCCCGGCGAGCAGTCCAAGGAGCCCGCGCTGAAGATCGGCGCAATCGTATCCGTGGTCACCGCGGCGATCGGCGCCGCGGTGATCTTCGGCGCTGACGAGCAGAAGGCCAACGAGCTCTTGACACTCGTGGCCGCGCTGGCCGCTGCTGCACCGTTGATCACGGCCGCGTGGACGCGGATGCGGGTGTGGTCGCCGAAGTCGGTGGCTGAGCTGCTCAGCAGGCAGCGCCGCCAGTGAGCTGGCCGCTCGTTTGGGCCGCGTGGCTGCTCACCGTCGCGGTGTCGTTCGCGGGACTGGAGTGGCTCAGCGGCAAGGAAACCTTGTCGGCGACGACGCGCCGGTGGCTGGGTGTTGATCCGCCGAAGCCGTGGCGGCGTACCAGCATCGTGTTGTTCATGAGCGCGGTGCTGGGGTTCGCGGCCTGGTTCGTACCCCACATTGTGTTGTAACCAAAGGAGATTGAGTAGTGATCACAGCTAAGGTGTTCTGCAACCTCAAGCAGGAGTACGGCGAGGGTGAGAGCCGTTACGCCACCGTGGGTTTCGGCGCCGATTATGCCGATGGCCGCAACAAGGAGTGGACGCAGGCCACGCCCTACCTGGACTTGCGGATGACGGTCAAGGGCGAGGTGGCCGACCGGTTCGAGCAGGGCAAGGCGTTCACGCTCCAGTTCGTTGAGGAGCCGACCGAGTGAGCGGGCATCCGGCGGGTACCCGCGAGGCGTTCGCCGCGGCCGTGGAGGGCCGCCATCCCGACACGGTCAGCATCATGCGCTACTTCGCCTGGGCGCACCTACCGGAGCATCTGCAGGTGTTCAGCGCGCCGATCGGCCTGATCGCACTGGAGATGGTGCGTGAGTTGGCCGACAGCCCCGAGCTGTCGGCCGGGCTGCGCAAGCTGCTGGAGGCGAAGGACTGCTTCGTGCGGGCGGCGCTCGACTAGACTGGGTCCACCCACGACCAGAGGGTTGCTCGGGCGGGCGCCTCCCCGCGCTCGCCCTCCCCAGCTTTTGAGGCCGGGTTTGTGCGGGCGCGCCTGAGGCCACCCACATGTGAGATCAACAAATGCGCTCGGCGATCGCACACACGAGCTGCCACAACAAAGAGCGCCGCCCTCCGATGTGGAGGGCGGCGCTCTTTCGTATGCTCAGGACGGATCGGTTTCGATCCCGTATCTCTCGGCGAGGATGAGGGTCACGAGCCACAGTGCGGCGCGCTCGGCGAGGTCGGCCCGATCGGACGAGTTGGCGGCGATCAGACGCTCATACCAATCCAAGATCTTCCGGTGTGCAGCGATAAGGTCGAGGACGGCCTGGGGGTCCCACTGAACGATATGGTCGCCTTCAGCAACCATGACTTCGCCCGAGCTGACGACGTCGCCTCGCTCGGCCCCGATTCCGTCGCTGTAGGGGTCGGGCCAGCCATGCTGTCGCAGGGTCCACTTTGGGCCGACACGTTCGGCAGCTTTGAGCGCTATGCGTTCATCTTCGTCGATCGCGGCGCGCAGCTTGTCGAACAGATCGTTCATGGGGTTCATCTTCCCTTCTGCGATGTTGTTGGTGCCAGTCCCGCCCGGGGATGCCGGGCGGGACTGGACTGGTCAGCGCTTGGCGGCCAGGTGTGCCAGCGCATCCTTGTCGGCGGCGGACAAGACCACGGCCGGGTGGCCGGAGCTGGTCGGGGCGATCGCCTCGAGGCGCTTGGCGGCGGCCCGCACGCGGCGCGCATCCCGCTTCTCCTCGGCCTGCGCCTTGGCCGCCTCGGCGTTCTCGCGGCGCTTGGCGGCGGCCTTGCGGGCGATCTCGGAGCGGCGGGCCTTGGCCTGCTCGTCAACCTCCGGCGCGGCGGCCGGGGCGGCAACCGCATAGGCGGCGCGCTCGATGCGGTCCATCTCGGCGAAGTCCGGCTTGAGCACCGAGCCGACTAGCTCCCCGAGCGGAATGAAGATCGGCAGCGAGAGCGCTGCCAGCTTGACGCCGATCGAGCCGTGCCCACAGAAGTTGATCGCGGCGCTGGTGAGTACCGGGATGACGACCACCCGGCCGGCGACGCGGGTGGCGGCGGGGATCAGCGCGGGGGTGGAGATGGCCAGGACGCAGACGATGGTGAGCAGGTCGACCAGGCCGGGCAGCCCGTAGGCGATCTCGGCCGGGGCTTCCCATCCGAGCAGGGTTTGTGACTGGTGGCGGTAGCTGATGACCGCGACGCCGGCGGTGATGAGCTTGGTGGCGAAGCTGACGATGGCGATAGTGCGCAGTTGGCGCTTGGCGAGTTTGCCGGCGTAGACGGCGGCGAACTGCTGGGCCTGGGTGGTGAACGTGTTCATGGTGTCCTCCTTGGACAGTCGGGGGGGGTGCCGGCGGAGCGGGTGCTCGACGCGGCGGGTGTGGAGCTGCTGGGCTGAGCGGCCACCTTGTGGGCCCGGACTGGCCGGGCCCCCGCGGTCGAGGCTCAGGCGAGCGCGGCCGTGATCTGCTTGGCCACCTTCGCGGCGGCGCTACGGGCCGTGCGGCTCTCGCCCATGTCCCGGACCCAGTAGACGAGCCGCAGCACGTCGTACAGGTTGGCGTAGGTGACGGTGATCCGCTGGCCGCGACGGAACGGGCGGCGCGCGGCACAGGCGGCGGCAAGCTGGGTGTCCGCTTCGCCATCGGCAACGAGAGACGCGGTCAGCGAGGCGGGCAGATCGAAGTCGATCGTGGCGATCTCGAAGTCGTCGCCCCAGACGTAGAACAGGTTGCGCTCGGCGCGGTACACGTAGTGGCCACGGCCGGGGGTGCCGTCGCGGTCGACGTCGTTACGCCAATACACGACGTGGCCGTGCTCGGGGTGGATCAGGTGGGTACCGAGCGGGTGCAGATTGGCGGCCTCTTGCGTGTTGCGGGCCCTCTCGGTGCAGTGGGTGCAGTGCTCGCAGCTCATGGCGATCTCCTTCGTTTTTGGGGTGCATGGGATCGTGCTCACCGCCCGGTCTGTGAGGGGCCGGTGAGCTGGTCGGTACTTGGTGCGGCGATCTAGGTTTCTCGGAGCCCCGATTCACTCGGGGTCCCAGTCATCGCTGACTGGGTTCCTGGCGTTTCGCCGGGTTTCGTTTTCGGTACCGCGCCGTATCACTGCCTGCATCCCTGAATTGCTCATCCGCGTCAGTTGGCTTGTCCTGCGCTGCTCAGGTTCTGGGTCTTTACTCGGCGACGCTTCCTTGACTTCCGGCTACTCCGTGACTCCAGGTCGGAGTGGCTCGCCCGCTGTTCACTTGTATCACTAGTATGGCGCTCTAGCGCTCCATACTGCAACCGGCTACTGAGCAGGCAGAACGTGGGCGCGCACGCGGTATATAGGGCGGAGGGTGCGCTTAAGGTGGGCCACGAATCGGGCATATCGGGGCGGCATCACAGCGCGTGACGGTCGGAGATCGTCTTGGTATGGAGCGCTAGGGCGCCATCCCCTTACACCCTGTTGACTATGTCCGAAACGCTGGCCGAACGGATGATGCAAGATGTCCACATTTGCCGGACTCGGCGAAAAAGATCTCTGGGAAAGGGACATACCGCAAGATCGTTTAGACAAACCGGACAGTACGGAGCGTTAGCGCTCCATCCTGTGCTACGCTGAACCCGTGGAAACCCCCGCCATCAGGATCACCGTCAACGGCAAACTCGCCCTCACCGTCGCCCAGGCCGCCGACCGCCTCGGCATGCCCGCCTCCGGGCTCCGCCGCGACCTCACGCGCGAACCCAACGCGCCCGAACCCGTCGCCCCCCTCGACGCCAGGACACCGCTCTACGCCGCCCGCGACATCGACGCCTTCGGCAAGCTGCTGAAGAAGCGCCCGGGGAAGGGCGCCAATCTGCGCGGCCACAAATAGAGGGGGCGCCGGCGCCGGCTGGCACACGGGGGTCCCGTTAGGCCCGGCTGGCGATGCGCATCGGGTGGACCTCCACCAGGCCACCACCGTCGACCTCGACCACCGGCCGTCCACGCGGCGACACTTTGATGATCACGCCTTGGCGGTTGTCGGTGAGGCGGACGGCGTCGCCGCGGGACACCATGTCGTTGTCGGCGATGATCCAGTTGGTGGGGGACATGGGTGCCTCCCGGTGTCGATGCCGCGGCGGGCAGCGTGTTCGGCGAGGTCGGCGGGGTGGGTGGTGGGGACAGGCTCGGGCGTGAGCCCGTCCCCGGCAGCTCCCAGCTCGGGGGGCGATCCGCCGTCTGGTTGCGCCATGCAGCTCACCGTAGTCAGGAGACCCCAAATCGTCTAGGTTGCGTTTGGCCCAAACGATGGCCCAATGATTTGGACCAAACGGTCGAATGTCATCCTTCCGTGTGTGGATCTCGACGAGGCCGCACACCAATACCGCAAGGCCGTCTCCGGTGTGGACACCGCCAAGCGTGCAGCTGCGCGCCGCATCTCGGCGGCCCGCGAGTGGGAGTCGACGGCGCGGGAAATCCTGCACGAGGCGATGGTGGAGGCTGCCCGCGACGGGATGCGCCCGGCCGAGATTACCCGCCGATCGGGGTACACGCCGGAGCGGGTGCGCCAGATCCTGCGCGCCGCCGGCGTCGAGTAGACGCCCCATCCGGGTTACATCGTTTGCCGGATGTGGCTTCGCAACAGGGGATGAGTGAATCCCCGCTGAGCCGTCACTCAATCGTGTTGCAACTTGCAAGTAGCTCTTGCATTTGGATCTAGACCGGAGCAGTGTGTCTACCCCCGGGGACGGTGCGGGCCCCCGGGATTCTCTGTTTTCGGTGGGGAGACGCACAATGCAAGCGATCATTTTTGTACCCCCAGATCCGGCTGCGAGACCCTGGATCACCATCTGCGCCGCGTACTGCGTCCGCAGGGGCTACCACGTCGTGGCCATCGTGACCGACTGGGACGACGTGCTGCGCATGCTCAAGGACGATGACGGCATTGACGTTGTCGTGATCGGACTCTGGGAGCATTTGCCGGCCGACCGGCATCAGCGGATCGAGGCGGTCTGCGAGCCGCAGCCGGAGGATCCGCCCGAGCGGCGTCGACCTACCCGAAGGTAGGCAGACCCCGTACGAGCGCGAACAGTTCGGTGTCCTCGATGTCGATGTAGCCTGCGGTCTCTCGCGGGTTGGCGTGGCCCAGGCCCTGCTGCACGGCGCGGAGGTCCTTGGTCTGCTTGTACATCTTGGTGGCCCACCAGCCGCGTAGCCGGTGCAGGGAGATGCCACGCACGCCGATGCGCCGCTGGCAGTGGCCGATGAAGTCGCGGCTCATCTCGTTTTCGTGGTCGTGGGTGGTGACGATGGGGCCGCCGGGCAGCGTCTGGACGGCCGTCCACACGATCGGGTGGGTGGGCACGGCTCGGGGTTTGTCGCCCTTGCCGCGTGGGATGATGGTGCGTTGGGGTGTGATGTGTTCACGGCGCATGCGGAAGATCTCGATGCAGCGGGCACCCGCGTAGGCTGCGATCTTTGCCCACAATAGGTAGGGGTCGGCGGTCTTGGCCAGCACGGCGGCGACGTGTTCGTCGGCGGCGACCCGGGGCATGCGAGGCGGCACCTTGGGGCGGGCGATGCGGCGGGTGGGGTCGAAGTCGAGGACACCGGCGTGTTCGACGGCCCAGGCGAAGAAGCCGTGGATGGCCGAGTAGTAGCAGTTGCGGCTGGCGGCGGTGAGTCCGTCGCGCCAGATCCAGGCGCGGAGTTCTTCCTCGTTGGCCAGGTCGAGGCCGTAGGGCAGGTCTCGGTCGACGACGCGCAGGGTTCGGGTGAAGGTGCGGATGGTGGCGTCGGTGCATTCGCGTTCGCGCAGGTGTGCCTGGTAGAGCCTGATTAGGTCTTCGCTCGCCATCGGGTCACCCTTTCATCGCTCACAGTGATTGGGGGATCGGATGATCCGGTCAGGATGGGGCGTGGGCTGCGAGAACTCGACCCGGGCGGCGGGTTGACGGTTGGGGTTGTGTCCGTTTCGGGTGTCCGTTCGGCCCTGGCCGTTCGGGCAGGCTAAATTTCCGGATGGTAATACCGCGCCCCTGCTCGTCCCGAGGTTGACCGCCGGTCGTTAATACGCGGCCCTCGCTGGCTCTGGGCAACAGGTCGGTCACCTCCACGTTGAGGATCGCGGCGATGCGCTGAAGCTCATTGAGTCCGATCTCCTGCTGGCCACTGAGACGGTTGGTGACCCAGGTGTGCGAGACCCCCAGTAGGCGCGCCAGACCAGACTTGTTGATGCGACGCCGCACAAGCATGACCTCGATCTCCTCGGCGGCCACAGCGCTGAGCTTCGACTCGTTACTCATGGGACCAGACTGCACGAAAACCGTGCAGCCGTCAACCCTGTCCCATACCGCGGGTGCTCGCTGACCGTTCAGATGATTCTTCGAACACGTCGCACGACCCGCTTGCGTTCTGCACGCACAGCGTGCAATGCTCATGCCGTGACCACAACTCGCACGCACCCGGCCATCAAGGCGATCCAAGAGCTCCTCGACGAACGCAAGATCAGCCAGTCGGAGCTGGCCCGCCAACTTGGCTGGGGCCGCATGCAGGTCCAGCGCCGACTGAGCGGCACCGCCGACCTGACGGTCGCTGACTTGGAAGCCATCGCCGCCGTTCTCGAAGTCCCAGCGCCGCAACTCCTCGGTGAGGTGACGGCGTGAGCCGAGGTACCCGCGGCCCCGCAGGCCGCGCCGGACGCGGACCGTCCGGCCGTGCCGGAGGCGGCCCAGGACGCGGCGGCAAGAGCTGCCCGCTCCAACTGGCGGTGCTGATGACCTTCGTCGTCACACCGCTGATCGGAGTCACCGCACTCTCGCTGACCGCCTGCCAGCCGCACCCGCCACGCGCCCCGCACGAGTCGCCCCGGCCGCTGCAGACCGCAAGGCAGGTGGCGCCATGAGTTGGATCGCCACCGCAGACAAGGCGCTCACCGCAGAGCAGGCCCGCACCCTCACGGACGGCATCCGCGCCCGGGTCGCCGACCTCCTGCCCTTTATCAAGCAGGCGTACGAGGGCCGCGCGGACCAGGCGTTGGGCTATGCGACCTGGCACGAGTACTGCATGGCGGAGTTGTCGGGGATACGTATCCCGCTTACGGACCGGCCCGCCGCCGTGGCCGAGCTGCGGCAGAACGGCATGTCCACGAGGGCCATCGGGTCGGCCCTCGGCATTGGTCAGACGCAAGTCGTGCGCGACCTTTCCCGACTGAACACAAATGGTTCAGTCGACCAGCCGGAGCGAGTTGTCTCGTTGGACGGCCGTGGACGCCCGGCCGTGATGCCGGAGCGTCCCACGTCCGAGCCTGTCCCCGCACCAGTCGAGATGCCCGCGCGGCAGGACGTCGCCGACGCGATCGTCGCAGGCATCGAGCAGAACCTCAACGGCCACAACAGTTCCAAGCCAGACGTCGAGCGGCCCAAGCCCCCCGCGTGGGACCCCGAAGAACGCAAGGCCCACGAGGAAGAAGTCCTCCTGCGGCAAGACATCGAAGCCGCCCGGCGAGGAGCCGAAACCCTCGTCACCGACGTACGCGCCCTCATCTTCACCGTGCTGCACGGCTCCCGCCGTGGCGCACAGGGTTTGGTGACCGCCGAAATGATCGCCGACCTGCGCAAGGCCGTCGATCTCCTGGAAGGGGAAATCGAACATGCGCAGTGACATCGCCTACGACTGGGCATGGCAGCACGCCAACCGCAACCCGGACGGCAGCGTCGTGGAGGAAAGCCTCGTCACCCTACTCGCGCAGGCGATCGACTTCGACGAAGCGAAAGAGCGACGCGGCCACGCACAGCGGATCGTCGCCCGCCGCAAGCGTCCCGGGCAGACCGCGCCGGAGGGCGCCATCGTGTTTCCCGGCTTGGAGCTGTACGCCTACGAGCCCGACCGGCTACTCGCCGACGAGCACGGAAACCTGATCGAGAACCGCCGAGCGCGGATCAAGTTCAAGGCAGCCGAGGCCAAGCGCTCGCAACAAGATGCGCAGAAGGCGGCCGCTCGAGCCGCGCGCGACCAACTCGAGGTGGGCCACCTCGCCACGTGGGCCGACGACCAGTATGCGGCGGGCCGGAACCCGGCGGAGATCACGTGGGACACGTGCGTGCGGGAGACCGGGCTGTGGAAGGACGCCGACGTGGAGCCCGGCCCGGATGCCGAGGAAGAAGATCCCGCTCCCTGATCATCCGGCTTTGGCCGGTAGGCGGGTCCGTTGGTGTCCCCGACCAGGGGACCCGCCGTCCAAAAGCCGGGTCCGCCGTCCTGCTCGGCGCGGCGGACCCACCACCACCAGCCGAGCACGCCGAGCAACCGAAAGGACCAACGATGACCGCCGTAATCCCGATCAACCTCGACGACGTCACCCTCCACAAAGGCGCACACCCCGACGACGGCGACCCACCCACCTGCGGCAAAGACACCGAAGCCTGCCTGATGGAGTGGTACAACCTGCTGCTGGGCCGCCGCAAGACCGACTCCTGCCCACCCGGCGTCTCCCCAGTGCTGCACCGCTTCGGGATGCGGCTCAACGACGCCCTGCCCGACGAGAAGCGCCAGGCGCTCAAAGCTTTCCTGCCGCGCGCGGGTGAGCCCTCGCCGCTGGACGGCACCGCCGGCGACGGGCTGGACGAGACCCGCCGGTGGATGGCCGTCGACTGGGCGGTCCGGGTGGGTGCGCCGATTTGGCTTGACGCCGCAGGTAGGACCGAGTTCGCGGCCGAACTGCGCGGGTTGACGCCGATCCGGTCGCGTGAGGACCGGCTGGCAATCCGCGACCGGTTGTGGGAGATCCGGGAGGCGTGCTGGGCGGCCCGGCGTGAGGCGCTGAACGGTGTCCGCGAGGGGTCTGCCGTTGCCGATGCCGTTGCCGATGCCGTTGCCGATGCCGATGCCGATGCCGATGCCGTTGCCGTTGCCGATGCCGATGCCGTTGCCGTTGCCGTTGCCGATGCCGTTGCCGTTGCCGTTGCCGTTGCCGATGCCGTTGCCGC